GAATATACGAATATACGAATATACGAATATACGAATATACGAATATACGAATATACGAATATACGAATATACGAATATACGAATATACGAATATACGAATATACGAATATACGAATATACGAATATACGAATATAACCAAACACGCAAAAACCTAGGCACCCAACCGGCGGAACACCCAGCCGACCTCTAGCCGGCGGCACCTAACCGGCGGAACACGATAGACCTAACCGGCGGCACCAAAAAAATCAAAATAATTGAAAAACCCCGTCGACCCCCACCGCCGATCCGGCTACAAAGTCCCTACCAACGACGGCAACCACCTAAGCAAAGGCAACCCCACCATGAGCGCATCTTATCACGACAAGCACTGGTCGCAATGGACTCCCGCCGATCACAGGGCGTATTTGCGAGACGAGGCGGCGCAGCGCCTCGCTACTGCGAAGCACAACGGATTCAACACGGCTGAGGAACACGAGGCGATGCACAACTGGCATGCTGAGCAAGAGCGCATTTACGGCGTATAAAAACGGCAACCCAAGAAAAGGCGACCCCCTCCCAGGCCAACCCTCCCCACCGCCGCCTAGTCCCCTCCCGCCAACCCTGCCCCCTTAACCTAGGGGGCAGGCTGCCCTATCGCCACGGCGCCGCCCTTGGCGATTGGCCAGCCTATAAAAACCCCACAAAGGAACCCCAACAAATGACCTCCGACACCCTCGCCCGCCTGACCGCCGCCCGCGCCACCGCCGCCCTTGCAGCCGTAGCAGCCGCCGAACGCAAGGTTGACCGTGCCCGCAAGGAAGCCGCCCGCGCCACCGCCGCCGCGATCCGTGCCGCCGAAGCCGCCGCCCTAGTGGCTGACCGGCGGGCTGCCACTGCAAAAAAGCGCGCGGTTGATACCTTTCTTCTCTTGCGCTTTAGCGCCTAACCGGCTACAAACTCCCTACCAGCAAGGAACACCAAACCAATGCCCCGACCCAACCTTGAAGCCGCCGCCGCCGATTGCATCAACGACGCCATTTACGGCACGGGCACGCTTGACCTTGACGCGCTCCGCGACGGCGTTGAAGACTTGATTAGCAGCGCCGCCGATAGCGCCTGCACCTACAATAGCGACTGCCTGGAAATCATTAACAGGTATGAACGGGACGCGCCCAACGCTGAGGACATGACCGGCGGCGCCACCTACAAGGCCGCCGACTGGCAGCAAGCGATGTGCGCGTATGCGTACGCCGTCGCCTATACCGTCATCAGCCAGAACGTCCACAGCCTGATCGACGATATTGAGCAGGCTGCTGACGACCTCCGCGACGCGGCGGAGGCGCATGGCCTTGAAGACCCCGCCGACCCCCGCATTTCCAGCGACTGCCCGCACGGCTGGGCTGCCCATGACCGCGAAGATGCCGAAGGCACATGCTTCTGGACTGAGGGCGAGCTTGAAGGCTGCCGCGCCGTGGCCCGTAAGGTGGCAGGCATCTGGCTTTCGTACACTTGGACCCCTGAGGAGGCGGAGGAGGAAGGGGGCGAGTAGCCCCTAACCTATCCCTTTCTCTCCAAAACACCAACGGCCAGCCGGAAGAACTGGCCTAACTCAAGGACAACATGACAATGCAGATTGAGAAGAATATCCCCCTCGCGCATACGACAAGGCGGGGCGCAACGCGCGCTACCCCTTCCCCGATATGGAAATCGGTGACAGCTTTATTCTTAAGCTGTCAGCCGACCCCAAGAAGGCAAAGGCAAAGCGGGGCGTCATCTCGTGCCTCATGATCTACCATGCCCGAAAGCGCGGCGCTAAGTATGCCAGCCGCCGCCTCCCCGAAGGCCTTCGAGTGTGGCGCGTGGCATGAGGCACGCCACCCCTTCCAACATGGAACAGGGCGAGCTTCGCGCCGCCCTGGCCGACCTCAAGAGCCTTGGCGTTTCCCACGGCAACATTGCGGGCTGGTTCGGCTATAAGTCTAAAGCCACTGTTCACCAGTGGCTAACCGGCGCCACCAAAATACCGCAAACCGAAGCCGACTTTCTCCGCAAACTGCGCCAATGGTGGAAGGAGAACAGCCCCAGATGATGGATGCCCCGGCCATCGCCTTAGCCTACGCCCTGCACATATCCCACGGACCCCCACCGGCAGACCTCGTTTGCTTGGCGGAGGCCGTCTATTACGAAGCCAAGACCCAGACCGTGAAAGGGCAGCTTGCCGTGGCGCAAGTTGTCCTTAACCGGCGGAAATCCCCGGCCTTCCCGCAGTCCATTTGCGCTGTCGTCTACCAAAAAACTGGCAACCGCTGCCAATTTTCATGGGTTTGCAACGCAAGAACCCTGCGCCAAGTCAAAGACCCCTTGCAGTGGGGAGTGGCGCAAGAGATTGCGCGCTTTGCCATCATGGGCAAGCTGCCGGACCCCACAAGGGGGGCAACCTACTTCCATGCCTCCTACGTCCACCCCCATTGGCCCCACTTGCAGAAAACAATCAAAATCGGGAGCCACATATTCTACAAATCCCGCAAGGAAACGGGCTAGGCGCCAAGGCGAAATTGCTTGACGCTGCGCCTGGGCTTGTGGCTTATCAGCCTTCATACCCCATGGAGGCTAAAGATATGCCACGAACCTCTGCCGCAATCGCCCGGACCTTAGAAGTCTACCGGCACGAACTGACCGAGATGCTTCGCGACATCGACCGCATGACTTTGGGAGGCAACCGGCGGCAGGAAGCTGCCGAGCATATCCAGCGCGCCCGGCAGGCTGTCGGACTCGCACGGGCGGCACTCATTGGCGGCGAAAATTAGTATTGACTGAGGCGCCCGAAACGGGCATAAACGATCCGACTACAAACACCCGCAAGGAACCCAAAACCATGTCTTTCGATTTTGCCACCTACGCCACCCCTTCCAGCACCGCAGCGCAGGCCCTAAAAGCCGAAGCGGAAAGCCGAACCGGCGGCCTTAAGGCGCTGTCCACTGACCGCAGCGACCTCTTTCGGCTCAATCCCTACAACATCACGGTCAAGGACGGCTGGAACAGCCGCGACATGCGCGACCCTGACAATCAGGCGCATGTTGATGAACTGGCCCGGTCTATTACGGCCATCGGCGTGCAGGAGCCGCTTACCGTTTACATGGACGGCGGCAAGCCCGTCCTGACTGACGGGCATTGCAGGCTGCTTGCTACGCTTCGAGCAATCGAGACTTACGGGGCGGAAATCCGTTCCATCCCCGTCAAGACTGAGCCGAAGGGCAGCGACGAAAAGGACCGCCTGCTTTCGCAGATTATCAGAAACGGCGGCAAGCGCCTCTCGCCCTTGGAGCAAGGCGCCGTCTACAAGCGCCTCCTGAACCTAGGCTGGACAGAAGCGGAGATCGCCCGGCGGACTGGCGCTCAGTCAATACAGGTCAGCCGCTATATTGACCTCCAAGCCGCACCCGAGCCGGTCCTTGAACTTGTGGCGACGGGGCAAGTCTCCGCTACGCTCGCACTCGAAACTATTCAAGAGCGCGGCGATGAACAGGCGGCGGAAGTCCTGACGGTAGCAGCCGAGACGGCCAAGGCGCGCGGCAAGAAGAAGGCGACGGCCAGCACCGTGGCTGAAGTCGTAACCGGCACCAAGCCCGAGCGTAAGAAGCGGGATAAGGGCACGCCTCCCCCCTCCCTTCCCCTCTACGAAGAAATGAAGTCTGTTCTGGCTGAACTGCTTTTGCACTTGCCGGAATACGACGAAGACGCTAATCCAGCCTTTGGACGCGCTCACCGCCGCGCCATTCATGCTGTGGCTCTCGTAGAAGGAGATTAACTTGACCGCCAAGCCCGCAGTTACCCTAGCCGACTTCCCCGCATGGGAGAAGCGCACCAAGCACACCCACGGCCCCGCTTCCGCGCAGTTGCGTGGAAGTCGTAACCGGCGGATCATCTCAACGTTCGAGCGCGATGGCGTCGAATACCAGTTGCACGCTACAAAGGGTATTCGACGCATCCGGCGGACATTTTTGCAGGAGCCGAAGCAGTGATTGACCTCGCCAAGCAGATCAGCGCCACGCAGCACTTGCGCGTGTCGCGGCATAAGATGGCGCCTGCTTGGCAGGCGGTCCATGACTTCCTTGTGACACGGGGCTTCCATACCGCCGCTGGTCACATGGGCGACATCATGCGCCTGACTACTCCCGCGCAGTTTTGGGCAACGTGGCAGGCAAACGGCCACGATAGCTACAGGGCCTAGCCGTGATCTCGGAGTTCCTGACGGACCTGCGGGCGCGCAACTATAGCCCGCAGACCTTGCTGGCCTACAGCAAGACCCTACAGGCGGCGCAGGCGGCACTTGACCCCATGCCTTTGATTGACGCTAGGCCCGCCGATCTGCGGCGCTTCTTCGCCACTCAAGCGCAGAGCATGGCCACGACTAAGCTGCGCCACATTGCGGCTATCAAGACCTTCGCCAAGTTTGTAAGGCGCGACCAACCGGCGGCGCCCCTCATCAAAACGGCGGCAACGCTACAAGGCCCTCGCAGGCCACGGCACTTGCCCAAGGCCCTCAGCACCAATCAGACTGAGGCCCTTATCAGCCTCGCCTCCCGCCCTGCCCCTGAGCGCGACGCCTGGAAGGTAGCACGCGACCGCGCGATTATATTGCTTTTGTATGGCGCAGGCCTACGTTCTGCCGAGGCTTTGAGCCTACCGGCGGCAGTAGACGTAGACGCCGATGCGATACGAGTCTTAGGCAAAGGCAGACGTGAGCGCCTAGTCCCTTTGCTGCCTGTTGTGGCGCAGGCTGTGAACACCTACCGGCGGCTACGCTCGCCCGAAGGGTTACTATTTGAAGGCTTCTCTGACCGCGACTTGCGCCGCCTCATGCAGCGGCTTCGCGAGGCTCTAGGCCTTCCTTCTACTGCTTCGCCCCATAGCCTTCGCCACAGCTTCGCCACGCATATCTACCAAAATGGCGGGGATATTCGGACCTTGGCGGACCTGCTAGGCCATGCTAGTGTCAGCACAACGGCAATCTACATGGCAACCGACGAGGCGACCTTGCTTGCCGTGGTGCAGCGATGCGCGCCTGAGCGATATGGGAAAGTTGCGGCTGAGAAGGCCGCTTAGAGAAAGGAGTTCATACCGATGGCCAAAGGTTCCAGCAAAGGCAAGAATGCTGCCAAGTGCAAGGCTTACAAGACAGAAGGCAGGCGTGAGCGCAACAAGCTCCGCAAGCTCTTGAAGCATAGCCGGAAGCACAGCCAGGACAAAGTAGCGCTTGCTTCAATTGCCAATCTGCGTAAGATCATCCCTGCTTCAACTCAAAAGCAGGACGGAACGCATGGCTAGCCAATGGGTCGCAACCAATGGGGTGCAAAAAGTTATAGCCCCCAGCCGACCCTTGGCTATCATCGCCGCACTCGCCAAAGCTAGCACCAACCAAAACTACCGTTGGCCACACGCTGAGCGTGATGGCTGGCGGGTGGAGCAGATCACTTGAACGGCTTCACCAACCAAATGCGCCTACTCGTAACCGGCGGGCGAAATTTCGATGAAGCGGCCCTAGTCTATGACGTGCTAAGCCAGTTGCACCGGCACTGCGCCATTGGCGTCCTCATTCATGGGGGCGCCAGAGGCGCGGATAGCCACGCAGGCCAATGGGCTTGCCTTCATAGCGTCCACCAAGTCATCTTCTTGCCTGACTGGAAACGCCACGGACTTATGGCGGGGCATGACCGAAACACGAGGATGCTGACGGAGGGCAGCCCGGATGCCTGCGTCGTTTTTCCAGGCGCCAGAGGCACGAATGATATGGCGAAGAAGGCCAAGACTTACGGGCTTCCCGTCTGGAAGCCTTTTTCGCCTAAAAACAAGCCGCCCTTTGAGGGCTTCACTCTCTGCACGAGGCATGTGATCCGATATGCTACCTGACCACTATATCAAAATACACGACCACGGTTTCGTTGGCCTCGTGGACCACATGGGTAGTGATGCTGCCATTGTGGAGGCGGCGAGAGTATCCTATCAGACTGGCACCAAGGCGACGAGGACTGACCGGGCGCTTATCCGCTACCTTATGCGCCATAAGCATACCAGCCCCCTAGAAATGTGTGAAGTCAAGTTGCACATCCGCGCTCCGATCTTCGTGTTGCGCCAGTTGCTGCGACATCGTACGGCTTCGATTAATGAAGAATCGGGCCGCTACAGCGAAATCCGCGAAATGTTTTTCTCCCCTGCTTTGGGCGACCTAGCACCGCAGTCGCTAGACAACAAGCAAGGGCGGGAAGGCGAATTTCCGTTGCACAAGCAAAAGGCTATTCGCAACGTCATTGAGGCTAATAACGAATATTCCTTCGCATCCTACAAGGCCCTGCTTGGCGAAGACTTGGCGCGGGAGCTTGCCCGCATCACCTTGCCTTTGACTGCCTATTCCTCGCTTTACTGGAAGATCGACCTTCATAACCTTTTGCACTTCCTGACGCTCAGGACGGATAGCCACGCGCAAAAGGAGATCAGGGACTACGCGGACGCCATTCTCGATATCATCCGGCCCTTGTTCCCCTACGCCGTAGAGGCATGGGAGGACTACCAGCAACAAGCTAAGATGCTTTCACGCATGGACCTAGACTTGCTTGCGGCCCTTATCCGGCGGTCAAATATCAAGACTCAGTGGATTGATATGGTTGAAGAAGCGAGAGGCGAAAAGGTCTTGGCGGAGAAGTTCGGCATGAGCGGGCGGGAGTTGCGGGACTTTGTTCTTTTGCTTGATCTGCCGGATTTCTGAGGGTAGCGTAAGGGCCAACGTAGATGGAAAAGGGAATAGACATGACAGACGAAAAGAAATGCGAGCCCCCGCAGGGAAAACTAAACTACGTAGTGCATATCCCTGATGATGCGGCGGGCATCCAATGGCGCGGCATACGTTATCGCCTATCTGCGATCACACCCCCTAGAACCGTGGCCCTGCTGGTGGCGGCGTTGGAGGATATAAGTGTAATGTCGGATCAATCGGCGGTGCTTGAATTGGCTTGGAACGCTCTCGCCCGCGCAAAAGAAACAGGAATAGACATGACTGACGAAAAACGAAGTGAGCCATGGCTGGAAGACGACACAGACGGCGCCCCCGCCGAAACCGTGCTGGCAGCTTTGACCCGCTGCTTTCTGAGTTGGCGACCTGACGCGCGGGTGCTTGGTAATGTGCGCGCAGGCGATGCCGTGCGCGCCATCCGCGAAATGTGGGGGAAAGCAAACGCCCACATCACTCCCCCCGCTACCGTCGCCGCGTTGGTAGTGGCGTTGGATGACTTACTGGCGGACACGCAGCACGCCACGCACGACTGCGGCGACGATGATTGCCCTGTCCGCCTCGCCCGCATTGCCCTCGCCCTGTATCGCGGGGAGGAGGAGGAGTGATGGCCGACGAAAACCGCTGCGAGCCACCGCCGGAATGGCGCGGGAAGGATGGGTGGCATTGGGTGCAGGGGGCATACAGCGTTGGCCCTATGCTGTGGATTAATTTTAGTGGCGGTTTTTGGCAAACTGATGGTGGACTTGATCAGTTGAGCCCAGAACGAGCTCATCATATGGGCTTAGTCTATCTCGCCCCCGTCACACCGCCCGCCACCGTCGCCGCACTGGTGGAGGCGTTGAAGCACGCCGATCTGCAATTGGAATACATCGACCAACGCAGCCCGTCAGGCACTACGCCAGCCGTTCGCGCTCAGATTGGCGCCGCGTTGGCCCTCTACCGGGAGGCAGGGCGATGAGCAAAACCGCTTGGACGCCGGGGCCTTGGAAAACTGACTGGTTTAGTTGCAGAGCTGACGCTTATGATGTGGCTTATGAACGCAGTAAAGGTAGAACTAAACTAAAAGTTGGCGACGTAATCTGGCGTGTGCCGCGCAGTATCGGACCTATCAGCATCGACAGAAATCATTGGGCTGGCAACCACCTCGACGTTTCTGAGGCAGATGCCCGCTTGATTGCAGAAGCCCCGGCGATGGCGGAGGCAATCGAGCGGTTTATTCCTGCGCTTTGGCTGTTGGCGACAAGTGGGAATGCCGACGCAATAGCCATGCACGACGAAGCCCGCGCCATCCTCGCCCGCATCAATGGGGAGGCAGGGCGATGAGCGTGGTGACGGGGGAGATGCACAGCGCCGTTCTTGGCGCCTACATGAACCGGCTGATGACCGAAATGCGGGCTGACAGCGATGGGGAGTTGGATATCCCCAGCCGCGATGAGGTCGAATTCATCCTCGCCGCCGTCGCGCCCCTCATCGCGGCACAGGAGCGGGAGCGCGCCCTCGCCATCGCACAATCAGAACATAGCGATGCGGCGCTGGATATCGACATGGCTACGCAAGGAGGCGATGAAATGGGGCGCCTCCAATCGGAGGGCGCCGCACATGCCGCAGCGCGCATTGCCGCCGCGATCCGCGCGCTCGACTAAATGACAATCCATGAAAAGCACAAAAGTATTTTTGATCGTCACACCCCATGCAGACCTGCGGCTCAGTGGGCGAAGTCAATTTATTGCTGAATGGGCCGCAAAAGCGGGGTATGAAGTTAGAATTGAATGCCCTAAGGAGTTGCAAGGCGTATCACTAAAGCAAGTTTGGGTGGACGAGTTTTCTACCTACGAAATCAATTAATAACCCCCCGCCATCTTGACCACGCCAGAACCCACCCGGCGCCGAACGATTGGCAACAAGTTCATAACCGCGTAGCCAAGGGCGTCAGGCAAGTGAGTGTATTTGCCTTGTGCGACCTTGGCGACGTTGCCGTTATCATCAAAGCCAAGGCTCTCCAAAGACGTAATTAGTTCCTTGCAGCGCGGATGCACAAACAACCGTGGCTTACCGGCGGCTGATAGAAAGGCGCCGTTCACGATATTGATACGATCACTGACGAGTGGGTTTTTGCGCGGCATAACAAGTTTGAAGCCCAAGCCCCGCAGCACGCTATGGTTTGTATTACCGCCCGCAGAGGTATGCTGCTGATTACCCGAGGCGTCAGGATAGATTGTAATATTCCTGCCTTTGAACCGCTCCGAGAGTAAGTCCGCATAGCGTTGGATGGTAGCGTTCGGCAATAATATTTCGTCAATAGCGCAAAAGCACTCCTCGCCTTCTGCATTCAGGAACTTAACCATAACGATGCCCGACATCGGGAAGCGGTTAAAGTCCAAACCAAGATGAAGGTTGCACCGTTTGTCATCATCAATATGAGAAATGACATGCGTGCTGCGTTGGAAAGGCTGATAGACCTTGCCGGTAGGCGACTCGAACGACGCCTCAAACTCTGTCCTGAACTCGTAGGGATTCATGCTTTGCCGTGCTTCTTCGATTTCCGAAGCAGGCACAATCCCGGCATCCACGGTCTTAATGGTATAACTAAACCAATTTTTCTTGCCGGGGTCTAAGCCGTCGCAGTAGGCTTCATAGAACCACTTGCTACCGGCGCTGACTTTAGGGGTGCCAAGGAACAAAGCGTCGCCCTGTTGGTCAGCCAAAGCAGGGCGGACGATCTTAGTCCACATCACTTCAGTAATGTCGGCAGCTTCATCAAAAATAGCGAAAGAAATAGACAGACCTCGCAGGCGGTCTGGCACTTCAGCACCAAAGAGACGGATCATGGTGCCTGTATTCTTCAATACAATCGACATATCGCTACGATTGATTTCGGAGATCATCTCAGGCGGGATGCTGTCCATCAACTCGCGCCACATGATCTGCTTGGCCATCTTCAAAGTCGGCGCAATATAGACCACGAGGCCTTTGGTGACAGCATTGGCGGCACGATATAGTTCGTGCTTGCTAAGGAACGACTTGCCACTTCGCCGTCCTGCCACCACTACGCGATAACGGCATGGATGGAGGTAAACATGCGCCTGCCAGGGCATGAGGCCAAGGTTGCTTGTCGCCCGATCCGCTAAAACGGGATTGGGCTCCCACGTCAGTTTGTTAATCGCGTTCATTCGTCGCCTTCAGATACATCCTCAGAATCAAGCACGGCACGCTTCTTCACAATCATCGGCATGATTTCTTCCTTCGGCTTCATGAGACGGCGCAAGTCATGGACGTTGCGTTCTTCCTCGTTGGCCTTGGAGACAGCGGTGACAAGCTGGCCAATTGACTTGGTGAGGCGGTTGAGTTCCACACGCACACTGGCGGGATTTTCGCGGGTTTGTGCTTCACTCTCCAAATGCTCAATTTCAGTCTCAAGCAGATTGGAAATGCGGTCGATAATACTATCAAGGCGCTTTGACCGTTTGCGCGTCGTGGTCAAGCGCTCTGCGATCTGTGCGGCTGAGGACAGGATTACTTCGTCTTCGCGGGCTTTGTTGCCCCGCAGAAGGGATAGCGCCTCTGGCGACGGTCTGCCGGTTTCGTCCATCCCCATGACCATCATGGCACGAGCAGCGTCAGCTACGCGAGGCTCTAAATTTCGCGTCCAATTGTAACGCCGAATACGATTAGAGATGGCTTGTGACGTGACGCCTTTGGCTTCAGGCAGCCGGGCCAAATCGCTTAAAGCCCAGCCAATCCTATAGTAATGCTCAATAACGTCCCAATTCGCGCCAGACTTCCACTTGCGCGCTTTTTGCTTGCGCTGCACCTTCATATCGGGGCGAATAGGCGTCACTTTCTCGGCCTTGTCGCTTGACATGATTAGATTCTTCCTAAAAAACGTTACTAACGTTGTTTATCCACTCGCTCGCATGTTAAAGTCAAGGCTGCATTGACTTCTTGCCTGCCAAAGCGTTACCCCTGCAACCTTATATTGCTTTTCAGGATTTGCACCATGGCCGTCACCGACCTTGCACCGGAATACAGCGCCAACCAAGATGACTGGCAAATGATCCGGGATGTGCTGAAGGGCGCCAAGGCCATCCGAGAAGGCGGCCAGAAGTATCTGCCTCAGCTATCTGGTATGAGTTACGGGGAGTATGAAGCGTATAAGAAGCGCGCTCAGTTCTTCAACGCTTCTGCCCGCACGCTCAATGGGCTTGTCGGCATGATCTTCCGCAAGGAGCCAGAGATTATCCTGAACGGCGCTGAAATGCTGCGGCCTCAGCTTGAAACCTGCACCGTTGATAATCAACCGTTTACTGTTTTTGCCCGTGCTATTGTCCGTGAAATTCTAAGCATGGGGCGCGTAGGTGCGTTGGTAGATGCGCCAACTAATGGCGGCGCACCCTACTTCACAACCTATATGGCAGAGAACATCACCAACTGGCGCAACATGCGCGACGACAACGGGCGCCTCGTTGCCAACCAAATTGTGCTGAAAGAAGATTTCCTTGTAGATAGCCAAACAGGTTTTGGTTCTGAGGAAGTGACCGTCTACCGCGAACTCTATCTTGACGAGACGGGTATCTATCGCCAGCGCCTTTGGCTTCCGGTCAAGAGCAAGGACAACAGCACTTCCTACCAGCCTGGAAGCGTAGTGTCCCCTATGTTGGCGGACAGCGGCTTCTTCCGAGGCGAGATGCCCTTCATTTGCTTTGGGCCTATGAAGACAGGCATGAAGGTGCAGCGCCCACCTATTCTGGATATTGCTGAGTTGAACGTCCTGCACTTCCAACGCAGCGCGCAATTGGCTCACGGCCAGTTCTATACGGCTACACCGACCTATTGGGCGATTGCACCTAACCTTGGCGATGAATTGCCTGAATACCGTGTTGGTCCCAACACTGTTTGGCTTGTGGATCAACCCAACTCGTGCGGTATTTTGGAATATCGTGGTGAAGGGCTTAAGTATCTTGAATCTGCTTGCTCACAACTTGAGGCGCAGATGGCAAGCCTTGGCGCGCGCCTCGTGGCCGACCGCAAGAACACGGCGGGCGAATCCAATCAGGTTGCAGAGATGCGCGGCAAGGGAGAGACTTCCTTGCTTTACGAGATTGTAGACAGTGCGGAGAAGGGCCTGACAGAACTTTTGAAAATCTGGGTCCGGTGGAACGGCCGCAATCCGCAGGGCGTAGAAGTCAAGTTGAACCGTGATTTCGTTGATGCAGCACTCGAATACCGCACTTGGTTGCAGTTGGACAGGGCTCATGCAGCCGGTAATATTGATGACGAAACCTATTACCGCGTCCTATTTGAAGGCGAGATGCTTCCGTCCACTTATGGCCCGGCCCAAGTCAAGAAGATGATTGACATGGCGCCACAGATGCGGGCAGATATGGCGCAAGAAGCATCCGCATAGGGCGGTGCAACTCGATTTTAATTTTAGGTAGACATGGCACCGCCCAACTTCATGAAACTGGTCAACCCTGAAGTTGGCTTTCTTCCTATGAATATCGAATACGCAGCAAGCCTCAATTTGCCTTTCGTGCAAAAGGACGCGCTGGCCGATCTGAAAGGCGTTGTTGTCTGTGGCACAGCGCCATCTTTGGTCAAGGCGTCCTCTCTGCGAGAAATCAAGCGGCTGCAAAGCCTTGGCTATAAGGTTTTTGCAGTAAAGCAGGCGATTCGTATTCTACCGGAGTACGGCATCATCCCCGATTTCTCTGTGGCGATGGACCCCGGAGAGAAGCAGATTAAGAAGACGCCTCTTGATTCGCGCGTCACATACCTTGTGGCTACCTCTTGTCATCCAAGAATGTTTGATTATCTCTTAAAGGGCGGCGCAAATGTGGTGCTTTTCCATTCTGCTTGCGGTGCTGCATTTGAAAATCTATGCGAAATGGAAATCTATGAAAAATACTTTCCAGAAAATTGTAGCTACGAAAGTGTGGCTAGTGGCGGTTTTACCGTTGTAAACCGTGCTGTTGCTGTTGCTAGTTGGATGGGCGCTAAGCGCATTTGCATTGCAGGAGCGCCTTTTGGCTGGCGCGACGATGAAGACTACTACGCGCCTACGGTGACTGAGCCTGCGGGCAACGCCTCAGGGCCTACGCTCGATGACCAAGGCCGCGTAGACGGCAAGCGGTGGTTCTCCAAGGCGGACTTGCTGCCCAGCGCCATGTCCCTTGCTCGTAAGGCCAAGGCCAGTCCAGGCAAGTTTGATTTTATCGGTGACAGCCTCGCTGCCTCCTTGGCCGCAAAGTCAGATGCTTTCTTGGAACGTGTTATTCCAAGCGGCAGTTAACCGCGCTTTTTAGCCTTTTGGGCTTGAGCGATGTTATCAACCGCATTCGGGTAGGGGCGGCCCGCCTTTTCAGCACGGCGCTTGGCAGCAACTTTATCTTGCGGGCTAAGCGCCGTTGAGCGTTTACGGGGATTCTTCTTTTCCCAAAGCGGCTTGTCCATCACTTCTTCGCCTTCTCATCAGCGGCTTTCATTTGCCGCACCAACTTACCAGACCATGCTTCACCAGCACGTCCGCCCCAAAGATTGATAGCGATTGCACGCGCACTCGGCCCACCATCGGAAGGCTTAGCCTGCGGCGCGTCGCCATGCCGGTCGAAAAATGCTTTCATGCGCTTGGCCGTTTCAGGAGAGATGTCCTTACCTGCGGCCAAAGTAGCAGCACGGGCAACGCCAGAGCCAATGCCTTGCTTGCCCGCTTCTGCGGTAGTAAGGCCGCCACGCCCATACTTACGGCGCTGTTCGAGCCCGCGTTCGGCGGCGCTCTGCACGCCTTGCGGCGGAGTAAAATCAATTTTCTCATACTTCTTCGGCGGAGCCATGGCTTTTCCCTCATAAGGGTGTTGCATTTACCGTATACAATGATCTAGGCACTAATAGTCAACCGTGCGGCTGAGCCGTGCCCGTATATCGCATCGGTTAATTGCGATCTCCTGTGGAGAGTTTGTAAAATGTTTATCCGGTCCCTTCAGAACCAAATGAATTACAATGCAGAGGGCGGAGGCGGTGCGCCCGACATTGCGGCCCTAGTTGCCGCTGAAGTGGCAAAGGCCACCCAAGGCCTCAAGTCAAAGAATGATGAACTTCTAAACGAGGTCAAGGCAGAGCGCGAAAAGCGCAAGACCTATGAAGTTCAGATTCAGAGTATGGGCAGCCAAGACGATATCAATAAGGCCCGTGACCTCATGGAGCGTATGCAGGCCGATGCGGACCTTCGCATGATTGTGGAGGGCGGCAAGGCGGCGTTTGAGGACGTGCTTACCCGCCGCACTAAGTCTGTGGTTGGGGCTGAACGCGCCGCCAAGGAAGCCGCAGAGCGGGCAGCGCAGGATGCCGCCGCACGCGCAGAAGCAGCGCAGAACCGTTGGCGGTCTGAGCGGCTGAACTATGAAGTAACCTCCGCCGTCAGTAAGGCTAAGGCGTTGCCTGAGGCTGCCGAGTATATTCGTATCAAGGCCGAGCAGATGTTCGTGCTTGACGACGAAAGCGGCAAGCCTGCTTTGCGTGAAGGCGTTGATGTGATTGATCGCAGCGGCAACCCCCATACGCTCGATACGTGGGTGGAGTCACTTCGCGATACCAACCCGTTCTTCTTTGGCATCCCTTCTGGTGGTGGCGCAGGCGGCGGCAATGGCCGAGGCGGCGACCGCGCTCCGGTTAGGATCAACGCCACTGACGCCAAGGCAATCAGCGGCAATCTTGAAGCGATTGCGTCTGGCAAGGCAGTGGTCGCGTAAGCAAAAACAGATACCTACGGGGCCTAAAACCCCGTAGGTATTGACTTTGTGGTTTACTTTACCATAAGAAAAGAGCGTTTACATTTCTTGCCCTTGTGGGGTCGAAATTAATTCCCGCCTCCCTTGTGGGTTGTGCGCGGTTCGCGGAATCCTTCGGGTTTCAACGGCGGGAGTGCCGGTAAACCCTATAAGCACAGGAGATTACTATGCCCAATAGTTTGTCAAACCTCATTCCCCGGCTTCTCGCTCGTGGTCTTCTTGCTCTACGTGAGCAGGCGATCATGCCGCGCCTAGTCAACCTTGATTACTCGTCTGAAGGTGCGATGCGTGGTTCCACCATCGACATTCCGATCAGCAACACCTTTACCGCCACCGACGTTGCTCCGTCCATGACCCCCGCTTCGGCTCAGGACAGCACCCCCGGCCTCGTGCAGATCGCTCTTGACCAGTGGAAGGAAGTTCCCTTCTTCATCACTGACAAGCAGCGCATGGAGATCATGGAGAGCGAATCCTTCCTCCCGATGAACGTCTCCGAGACTGTTCGCGCTCTTGCCAACTCCATGGACGGCTACATCCACAGCCAGTATGTGGACGTGTATGGATACGTGGGCGTTGCCGGTCAGACCCCGTTCAGCACCATTGCTGACGTGGTGAACGCTCGTGCGGCCCTAAACCGTCAGCTTTCCCCCATGGGCAACCGCCGCATGGTCCTGAACCCGGATGCCGAGGCTCAGCTTCTTCAGATTCCTGCTATGTCCGATCTGGAAAAAACCGGCGACCAGGAAGTGAAGATCGAGGGTATGCTTGGCCGTAAGTTCGGCTTCGACTTCTTCCAGTCCACCAACGTTGTGACCCACGTTGCTGGCACCGCCGCAAGCATCACCGTGGCTTCCACCACGGCTATTGGTGCTACCTCGCTGGATATCCTCGCCTCCGTGGCAGGCACCCTGCGCCGTGGCGACGTGTTCAGCATTGCAGGCAACACCCAGACCTACGTGGTGACTTCGGCCAACGCGACCTACACCAGCACCAAGGCCGCTATTACTATCAGCCCTCCGCTGGTGGCGATTGCGTCTAGCGGCTCTGACGTGTCCAAGCGCGCTTCGCATGTGGTCAACCTTGCCTTCCAGCGCGAAGCCTTCGCCTTCGTGAACCGTCCGCTGGCTGGCGTGGGTGGTGGCCCCGAGCTTGGCTCGATCATCTCGCAGATGACCGATCCGGTGTCTGGCCTGACCATGCGTATGGAAGTGACCCGCCACAACAAGCAAGAGCGCTTCGCTGTGGACGTGCTATACGGCGCCAAGGCAGTTCGCCCTGCCCTCGCCGTCCGCGTCGCTGGCTAAAGCCAAGCGGCCTAAAACAAGAAAGCCGGGCAGAAATGCCCGGCTTTTTTTTGTTGGTAGAGGCGGTGGGACTCGAACCCACAATACCGTTAAGGTCAGCAGATTTTGAGTCTGCCGCGTATGCCAGTTCCGCCACGCCTCCTTAAAGGCACTCGTATCCCGTTTCGGTGGTATAGAACACCCGCTTTATCCCGAAGTCAGCAATGCACTTAGCGCAACCCGCGCAAGGCTTGGCGCTGCCAAAAATAAATTGCTCTCGTTTGGTGCTGAAATATTTGACCCTACAAACGTAGAGGTCTGCCTTCTTCAAACCTTCTACGTCCATTACGCGCAAGGCATTGTAGATGGCGTTTGTCTCTGCGTGCCAAAAAAGAGATTCAGGGTTTTTGCCAAATTTGGCTTGGAACGGATGCGTCCGCATTTGGTTGGCGCCGAGCGATATGATGTCTTTGCCACGCACGATGGCTGCGGTCATACGTGAGCTTTTAATCGGGGCCACGTCCTCCGCCAGCACGCGCAGCGTATTGAAAATACCCTCGTGCATTCTTGTGCCTTTAGTTTTGGTGTAAGCGGCAGGACTCGAACCCGCACCCAGCCTGTTATGAGCAGGCCGCTCTACCTGATTAAGCTACGCTTACCCTTCTTCGTCATCGTCCTCGTCGTCTTCATGCTCGCCATTTAACACTGCCATCTTGGCCTGTTCAAAAGCGAACACAAGCTCCATATTGCTGATGCCACCCGCAAAGCACATTCCCATGTCGCCATCATTGTCAAAAAAGACAATGGCAGCCTTGGCAACGCCAATTTCAGCAAGGCGCTCTGCCTGCGCCATCAACTGCGACCTAGCGACTTCCTGCTTCTTGCGGGGCATATACTATCCTCTCAGCGCGGCTTGTAGCCGCAGTCCCAAAGATATTGGTCAATCTTATCCATCGCGTTCTTGGTGAACGCTTTGGCGTCAGAAAAATCATTCACGAATGACAGGTCAAATTGCATTTTATTCAAGTTGCCTTCGCTTCGCGGCTTTTTAGTAATGGCCTTCCTCCACCAAGGCATGTTGGCCTGAGGGTCTGCGTCTGGCCGAGTGATCTTAACCATAAGACCCATCGAGAACCCTTGCACCATGTCGTATTCGTTCTCAAATCGGATATCGTCAATGACGACCGGAATGCCCGAGGCAATAGACGTATGGATTTTTGAATAAGCCACTTCAACCCAAAAATCTTCACCCATGCAATCACGCGCCCACTGCGTCCCTAGCGTCTGCATAGCATAACGCGGCGTATGGCCAGAGAGCCAAGGCGAGGCTTCTCCCTTGGCAGAACCCTCAATGCGCCGAGTGATCCCTTCGTCATTAAGGCCCTGATAAGCCAAAAGACCCCTCAACATAGCCTTTAGGCCATCAGCCATCTTGATCCGTGTGAAGCCGCGTTCATAGATCAGCGCTTCTGCAAGCGTGCTTTTGCCTGCTTGCATGTAGGGGCTATAAAGGCCAATAACCGGAACCGGCTTAAACTTTTCCATAGTTTGCTCTCACCCTCACTCGTGGTTTATTTACGGCCACTGCATCGCCTCTGAACCAAGCAACGCCAGCGTCATCTACCTCAACCAACTCAGGGGGTAATAGCACACCACCGCGCCATGTCAATACGGCAAACCCGGGCCGCGAGTAGGAAGGCCCGTCTTCGGCATACTCAAAAGCGGCGTGGCGTTTGTGGCTTAGGAAGCCGCACTCCACACCCCACCGCCGTCCCCTATAGTCCTCAATAGGCGTCACCGTCAGGGCATGGGTATGCCCTGTCACCATAGTCACGCCCGCCACTGCGGCGTTATTGCGGGCAGCACCGACCCCTTGGCGATGCTTATGCTTGATAACTGTGTGCCCACCAAGAATGTTTGCATTGACGTGCAAGGACCACGACATTTTCCAATTTGCGAAATGATCGTGGAGGCGAAAGCCGCTGATACCCTTATAGTCTGAAGCCGTCAGCGCCAACTTATAATCAAATCGTCGGCAGTGGTTGCCGACCGTATAGAACTTTGGCGTCCCCGGCAGCAAAAGCCCTTCAATATTGGCAAGAACTTCTTGGCAAGCCTCAAGTTCTGACTTCACATCGGGCTTGCGCTCCCAACCCAAAGGCGGATGACGAGAAAGACCGGCGCCGTCAAAGAGGTCGCCATTCATCACAAAGAAGTCAGGCCGTAAGGTGGGCAGAAGGGTATAGAGGGCTGCTTCTGCGGCGGTTACGCCATCTCCGGGCCACTTGTGGCGGTCGCTCACAATGACTGCGGTGCCGTCTTCAATAAAGTGGTTTTCCCGCAAAGGGTATGCGGTGTCTCGTTCAGTCAGATCGTCGGTAATAGTGGGAAGCACGTATCCAAGAGCTTCCAGCTTGCTGCGCCTTGCATGGACGTTGCGGATATGAATGCCAAGAGCTTTAGCCGTTTGGGTAGGGGAAAAACCATTTTCAACCCAAATGCGGGCGAAGTCTTCGGCTGACGTGACTTGCACTCAAAACCCCTGTTTTACTTCAACATCTCTGCCGCATTAAAAGGCAACGACGCTAATCGCTTCGCCCATCCGCGACCGTGATTGGGCCACGTAGGCATTTTGGTCATTGCGTCAACGCGCACAGCATGGAAGCGTTCTGCCACGCCACTAGAAAACGACGCGGCGATAGTTTTAGGCCCGATAGCCCCGTCAACTGCTACATTTGCGGCCCCTTGAAGCCACCGAGAAGCGGCACCCACCCCGTTATTCACCGCTGCGTCAAAGACAAGAAGGGCCAAGTCTGGCGGCAGTGAAGAACATTTTACCTTGTCCCAATAATCAGTCCGGTAGATTTCCTTGGCCTGAGCAAGCGTCAGATTAGCAATGTCGATATGCGGGTATGCCCGTTTGCTGATGCCGTATTTCGTTTCACCGCCTCGGTCGGCCGAATCATTTACATAGCCGCCTTCATGGCCAATCAGAATCTCAAAAGCCTTGTCAAAAGATGTCATGTGATTTTAAGAGACTTACCCTCGTTGTAGCGCGACAGCATGATATCAATAATCCGAGGACCGGAGTATGACACGGCGATGATGACTGCGAAATTTGGAAATCCGGTTAAAACAAAATAGTCAGCGATGCCTTTACCGATAACACCCATGGCAATGGCGAGAGGGATTTCCCAAAGTAGGTTCCAACCACTCGGTCTGCGGGCTGAGGTAGCAAGAGCTAAAAGGCGACCTAGGATACCCATGGCCCCTGCAACTGCGCCATGCGTCGCCAAATCCCTTACTCCTAGATCATCAATAGGCATGGCGCTGCGCTCCTCGTTTGGCGACAAGCAAGGGGAACAGGTATAACCTAAAAGCGCAAGGCCGATCAATACAACGGGGATTTATTGGTTTTTACGGGCGTTGGCGTCATCGAACACGGCGCCGAACACATAACTACCGATGACTGCACCTGACAAACCAATCAAGGCAAGGACCGTCTGGTGCGTCAAATTACTATCAGGGCTCCAAACGGTCAACGCCGGAACGGCAAGAGCGCAATACGAAAGAGTGGCGTGGATAATCCGGCGCCTGCGTTTCCATTCCCCAGGCTTGGCGATCTCGTTACTCATGAGCAAGAAGCTCCTTCACACGGGTGAGTTTATCACGACATTCGGCAGCAACAGAGTTTAGTTCTAAAATCCAGTATGCGAGTTCGGTGTCAGACATGCGCTCAGCGGGTTTAGGCACGTCAGGGCACGTGAGGAGGCTTTGCGGGATTGGCTGGCGTAGGAGGGCTTGCGGAGGCCCCGCGCAGGCCGTCAAGAGCAGCCCGCATAGCAGGAGAAGAAACGCAGGAGATGGATTGTGGCGCACGGGCAACCCCTTCTCGAATAACGGTCACAGCCTGTTGACGCTCTTGCTGAGTCTTATGGTATGCTTCCAAAGTGACCTGAGATTCTTCCTGCAAGCGTGCCCGCTCTTGAGCAACTAGGATAGAAAGTTCTGTGGCATACTCACGCCGGATAGCCGGTTCGTGGAGAAACTTGAGCCAGATATATCCGCCGGATACAAGACTGACTAGCAATACTGGTAGGGTTAAAAAAGAGGGTACGAGACTGAGCATCAGATGCCTATAGCCAACCAGTTAAAACCGTAAGCAACTCCGGCAGGGCTATAAGCGTTAAACGCTGTCCTAGAAGGGTTAGTATCCACTATTATTGAGTTGGCAGTTGCTGGCCCGGTCCCTGAAAGTGTAAGATGGACACGTAAGGTAGCAGTAGGAAAAGCAGTCGCGTATGTGATGGTCGCCGTGCCGCCTGATGTAGACCCTCCTCCCCATTTCAGGATGATACCATTCGGGAAGGTCATGCTCCCCGTAGTGCTTGCGTTGGTCACAAAGTCAGAGGCCTTTATGACCTCACTACCGTTGATAGACGGGTTTTGTTTGAAATCTACCTTGCGGTTAGAACGCGTGACTTCAAACACATCGCCTAGTGATGCACCCGCGTCACTGAATGCTCGCAAGGCAAAGTTACTACCCGCGTTTGATCCCGACTCCGCTGCATTGGTAACTACAGCTTGGAACCGCGTGGTAGCGCCAGTCGCCCAAGAGAAAATCCGTTCTGTGGCCGCACCACCAAAGACGCCAGCGGTGCCAGAGACGTATAGGGGGCCTGTCATAGTGTCGCCCGTTTTATCAACCGCACCCACGTTTGCGGCTGTAAGCGAGGCCCAAGTAGGCGCAGAAGTAGACCCGTTCGTGCGGAGGATTTGCCCGCTCGTGCCGTGGCTACTGTTAAATAAGGCAGCACCCGTTTCGTTAAATTCAAGTCGGCTAGAGCCGTTTGTGGCAAGCGCCACACGGTCAGGACCGGGGAAAAACAGCCCCGTGTTGCGGTCCCCCGGTGTCGAGACCGCAACCGAAGCTGCTGCGCCACTTACAAGGGTAAGATGTGTATTGAGAGTCATGCCGCCATCGCTGTCATACATGACAAAGCGAGAAGCTGACGGGGCAAAGAACAGATACTTTGTGCCAGAGGACCAACTGACAGCCGAAGTGCCCCCTGTGTTGTTGCGGACAATAAGTGTTCGGCTTACGGTTGGTATGGCCGCAGAGGTATAAGTGCCTTCGCCAATTTCAAAAAGCGAAGGGCTCAAAAGGCTGTCCACGACTACGTAAGAAACGCGAGAGCCAGAAACCACACCGGCTAAAGCAGGTGTCAGGTATCCACCCACAGCAGCGCCTAGATCGTAAGCCCCTGTGCCCGCAGTGCCTGTTGCGACGAGAACTCGATCACCAACATTAACAGGGACGCCCATTAGTTATCTTCCTCGATCTGAAAATCGGTTGTCCACAAATCTTCCAATTCTCGATTTACCACAGGCACGTCCGAAAATTGACCAAATAACCCTTCGCCAAGATAGTCTTCTTCACGAGCAAAAAATACTTGCCCGGTTGTCCCTACTTCGCTTGAAGCTGTAATGATACTTGAGGCTTCGCTTTCAGTCAAAATAGGGAAAGCAATCCGCTCTACGCGGTAAGGCAAACCTCGCGTGGCATAACGGACGCCGGTCAGCCCTGCCCTGCTTGAAAGGCCAGGATCACGGAAAGAGCGAGCATGGCCATAAGCGTAAGAGTCAGTAGTTACTAGGCCGTCGCCAACCCACAGTCTGCCAAGCTGCAAATAACTATTTTCTGAGGACAGCGGGGGCACGGGGCTTTCAAAAGTCAAACGCACATAGCGCGCTGTGATGCCTGTTGCAGACCGCCAACCCCACACACCCCAAGGATTAAGCGTAAAACTAGTTGCAGTAAGGTTAAGGGCATCTGTGCCGCTTTGGCTTGAAACGCTTGCTCTAATAGCAACGGTGGCACCAGACGGGGGTAAAGCACCGTCGCGGGGCGCTGCAAATGCAATGACTTTGACCGCCCTACTGACGCCAAAATCAAGGTCTATGACAACATCTGCAAATTGTTTCCAATCGCCACTACGCCAATAATTCTGCACCTGTGACGTAAGCATACCACGCGGCCCAAGCCCTGTGGCTTCGCTGGAAACAGTCAGCGAAGAACCACTTTGCTCCGCCCAATTTTTCCATGAGAGAACAGCGCCCATTAACCCCACAACTCCAACTCGGCGTAGTCGCCTCTAGCAGAGATACCGCGCACAATAAAAGCCTTTCCGTTTGCCAACGTAGGGATGCCGGGCCACCTTAGCGTAACTGTTGTGCCTATTGGAATAGTCCACCAATTAAGACCACCCGCTCTAGGACCGACACGCGCGGACCATGTGCGCCGTGGCACTTTATAAATTTCTAGCAAAGACTGAGCCAATGTAGACGCGGCAGCTTTGGAATCTAAAACTCCGGGCAATTCAGGCCCGTCTACTGCCAAGGGATATCGGGTTCTAACCGTAATATCAGAAGCAACAGCGAAGCGGCGTTTCTTTCCGTAATATTCTTGTATATGAGTGGAAGCCGCTGTGGCTATATCCCCGCCTTCTTGCGTCGTCTCGATTTCTTGATATGACACCTTTATCCGCCACCAAGGGGGCGTGGAACCTGACGTTTCTTCAGGTGCGCTCAACTGCATATATGGTTCAATAGCGATAGTAGATGCGGTGGCGACGGGGGCGTAGATTATGCTGCCTTCAAACTGGCCGAGTGTATTAGCGCCCCACCATGCGGAACCAAGACCTGCGGCCAGTTGGTTCATGGCGTCTTCGACTGTGCCTTCCCGAACGATGATGCCTACCTCTTCTTGAGGCCATGCCGTAAACGAAGAAGCAGTGGCGCTCGCTACCCCTCCGACCACACGCAAGATTTGCGCGGCGACGTGGCTCGCCGTAGAGACGTAGCCCCCGTCCGTCTCTCCACGCACGTCCGAAGTTAAAAAGATAGGATCGTCGTGAAGTTTAATAAATCCGCCGCCTTTATATGAAGCGTATTTGCCCGCGCCAGGGCTTTCCACAACCAAGGACGCGTATGAACTTACGTCCGCATGGAATACGAGGTCTAAGCCACTATCCCTTACCGCTACAATTTGTTGAACCGCCCCGTCATGTAATTGGTATATTCTGTTCACATCATCTATGAGAACAGGCTGCATGTTCCGCACAAAGCCAAAAATCCGAGGCTTAGATACGCCTTCAAGGCCGACGCTGCCTTCCGTCCCGCCCGTGCCTGTGTAAAGGGAATTGGCGGTGGTCTGTAAGTCAGCAGCAGCCGAACGCAGAGGCATACGCAGGGTGTCAGTGCCCTCGAAGGCTTCTGAGGCGCGAAGGGATGCGACTTCTACCCAAGTGGATCGTGGGGCGTGTGTGGGGCGCCTGTGGGGTGCCCTGGTCAGTTTAACCCGGCGCCCTGCCACCGCCCATTCACCCGCAATGGTATCTAGCGCGCCGTCCGTATTGGAGAAACGCAATTCGCCCGATTCTATTTGAGCGCGCCTGCCCTCGCCGGGATAGACAGGGATAAACCGTTCGACCGCAGGGGGTTCGAGCATACGAGGGGGGTAGACGGCGATGGTGCCAGTGTCACCGGGCTCCTGCACCCAGCCACGGTCAGAGGCCACGATGGTTGGCGCTGTTGCAACCGAGGAGCCTCGCGTATCTATCGCTGCCATAGGGGCACCGGAGGGCATAAATAACGGGGGTGGACGAGGATCACCGACACCTTGCGGGTCAGGGTTGATCTCGATAAGCCAAACAGATTCTTCAATCGCGGCGCTAGCCGCCGTAATAGTTACGCTCATTGCGCCCTCAGACGAGCCGTGCGGAGTTCTTCACGAAGCCCTCCTACCTGTACTCGAAGTTCAGCAATGGCTTCAACTAGCCCTGTGCTTTCGTTGCCATCCGAATCCACTGTAGCCTCACGGAGCGAGACAATCTCATCGCGGACTGCGCGCAATTCAGAGACAACGGCTTGATTATCAGAACCGTTGACCTCAACGCCAAGGCGTCCGTCAGGGCCACGGCGAAGCGGCATAATAGCTTCGGGGCCTGCTTCGCCAAAGAGGGCCATAGGTGCAAGCGTGGGGCTATTTACGTAGTCGGGGATGCCGCCGTTGGCGTAGGCCATGACGCGGCCATATTTCATGACAGCGCCTAGTGCGGCAGGCATCGCCCCTTGTGATTCTATGCTTCCACCGAAACTCCCACTTGAATTGGAATCTGGCCCCGCATAATCCCCAAAACCTACGCTTCCTGAAGAAGTTGACGTGTTTTGGTTTGCCTGCTCCACCGCAGCCTGGATCGCCTGTGCGATTGGCAGCAACTCAGCCAACTTGCTATCAAACCGCTTCGTGTATTCTGCCGTCTCGGCAATCGCGGCGTTGGTGCGTAGGTTGGTCATTTCTGCGACCAAGGGCACACTCGCCAAATCAGGAAGGCTCTGCTGGGACATAGGCGTGGTAGCGAGCGATTCTAGACCCGAGACAACGCGGCCACGGATATCGTGGAAGCCGCCTGTAGAGGCATACACTTCGCGAGCTAGATTGAGGAGCGTGTCTGCCGATTGCGTGATGCGATTAAGCGCATCCACGTTGCCTGTTTGGGCCGCCGCCAAGTCGCGGTTAAATAGTTCTTGCGCGGCGCCGAGGCGCCCCATGGTCGTTGTGCCCGACAGCGGGCTGCTGGTGCGAAGCGAGTCAAGATAATCACGGATGTTCTTATTAGCATCCTTCAGAATCTTAACTCGTTCTGCGGCCTGTGTCCTTTCAAGTTCAACAAGCAGACGAGACTTTTCTTCGGCAGAAATACCTAGCGCGTCAAGCGATGCGGTGAAGGATTCGATTTCCTTCTGAGTCTTATAAGCAAGCTCGATACGCTGCGCCTCTTGGTCCATGCCTTCCGCCATGAGGCGACGCACATGCATCTCAAGGGCCGTATCACGGATAGTCAGACTACGTTGTTCTTCCAGCTTGGCGATTTGCTTATCTCGCGCAGCCAACAGTTCTTCTTCGCCAATACCATATTCACGGGCTTTGGCTGTGGCTTGGGCGAAGGAGTCAATCAGCGCGTCCATCTGCTTCTTGAACTCAGGCACGGGGTCCGCAGTCAGGCCCTTAATCGTGTCTTGTAGGGCGATAAAGCCGTCCACAAACTCTTGCAGCTTTTCAGGGCCAGCAAAGGAACGAGTTGAAAGCGCCTTATTCAATTCTTCGTTGGCCGTAGCTGCAAACTTTAGAGAACCGAGGGCTTCATTGAAACTTGCCGCTTCGCCGTAGCCAAGGTTGCCCATGCCATATTTATTACCGCCCACAGCGCGGACGCCAGATACTGTGAGGCCGCGTTGCCTAAGATATGCGTTAATAGCAGGTATCTTAGTGTTTGCTTCCTCGAACTGAGCGCGGCCTTGTTCGTTGTAATACGTATCAGTCATAGCAAGTTGTCCGTCCTGCGACCGCAGGGCGTAACTAAAGCCTTTGCTGGAAGGCTTGGGGCCAATGAGGCCGCCTAGACCGCCGCCAGCGGCGCCGCCTAGAATAGCGCCTAGAAATGGCATCCCAATCATACTGCCAAGCGCCATGCCTGCCAGAGAGCCGACGCCCGACCCGATCCCGCCGCCGAGTTGATTTCCACCCAACAAGCTGTTGGTGAACATGCCAACGCCAAACCCGGCGCCGAGAGCCCCCAGCGACATGGAGCCGCCAGAGCCGAGAAGGCCCGAAGTGCCGGCCACCGCCGATGGGATGCCTGTGGGGTCCACGATAGCCATGGATGCCGGCGTGCCAAACAGATAGCTGTTGGCGCTCGCCATCATGCCACTGAGTCCACCGCTCGGCAGTAGGTTCGAAAGGCCTGTCAACTGGCCAAGGCTAGAAAGGATACCGCCGCCACCCGCCGCAGCGCCCGCAGCCCCCGCTGCCGCAGCGCCACCGCCACCTAGAATAGAAAGGCCCGCGCCTAGCGTCGGGAGCATGGTGCCAGAGAAGATCGAATTAATAATTGGGTTGATAACACCAAGGCGCAGGATAGATTGGACGATGGACGACATGACGCCACGGATGACGTTGCCGAAGTTAAGAGCGCGGATTTCGCCCTTAGCAAAGGCTTCTGTAATGGCGTCGCCAACTTGCTCAAAGGCGCGAACGCCGATGTTGGCCATCTCTTTATAAGAGTTATCAAGCTGGTCAGTTTCTTGACGAATGCGGACAATTTTGCGAGCTTGGTCTTCTGCCGCCAATATAACGTCAGGAGCGCGGCCTTCGTTTTGCTGGCGAGCGCGGAAAGCGGCAAGCTCCTGCTCTCGCAGATTTATGTTCATTCCGATAAGGCTTCGCTCTTTTTCAAGTAGCGAAATCTCTTGCTCGCGCTGCTTGGTGTTGGCCTTTACCGCCTCTGTGTCTTTTTCTTGGTCTGACCTTTGGCGCATCAAAGGCAAGATGGCCGCAAGCGCGTTCTTATACTCAATAGAACCCTTGGTGCCGTAATCAAGCGCCTTGGTCTGCGCCTTGATCTGCACTTCCATATCGTCGCCAGCAAGCGTGCTTTGCTTGTAGGCTTCCAGGAGCCCTTGGTGTGTGTCAAGCTCAATTTGAAGCGTTTCCGTGTATTTACGGAGGCTTTTTTCTGTGCCTGTTATCTTTGTATCGTTTTTGGCGAGTGCGGCGTTATAGTCGGCATAAATTTTTATTGCATTTACGTCCCCGAGCCTCGCTGCCTCTCTGACTTGCTCCAAATACAAAGTCGTATTGACAACAGCCTTAGCGTCTTTGTTTGTTCGCCGGTATGCGTCTTGGAGAACTTGTTCGCCAGCCTTTAAGTCTTGGGCCTCTTTAACTGAAACATATCCGCTAAAATTCAGTCGCGTTCGTGACCCCGGGGCCATAGGTAGGTTTTCTACCGGGGGAATTGCTTCTAAGGGACGACCGCCTTCAATATTTTGGCGGAGCGAAGTAAGAGATTGTAAGCCTTGTTGGGCTGTGCCAAGCAATCCAGTTAACCGGAGAACTTCAGAAATAGCGTTACCGATATTCTGCAAATTGACGGGGCTTTGGATAATCTTTATAAAATTTGCTGCTGCGTTAGAGAACGCGGATAGTGCTCCTGAACCGTCTGGCGTTTTTTCGATAATAACTTGCATTTCTGATTGAATTTTAGAAAGTTTTTCTACAAAATCCGCTAGAGGCATTTCCCCTTTTTTAACACTTTCATACCAAGTGTTTAGGTTTTCTACAGCCTTAAGAATCTGCGTGTTATACGCAGGGAGCGCTCCCGCTGCTGTTTGCAAGAAACTGACAACTTGAAAAAACTCCGCTTTGGGCATGATAGAAGAAAGGCGGTTCTGAGCCTCTTCTATCCGAGTTTCAAGTTCTTTTACGCTCCTCTTGGCCTCTTCTTCCTGCACTTTGAGCGCCATAACCAGCGCCTTGGAAGCCTCGTATCCAAGTTTCCTGTAAGAAGTAATCAGCTTTTCAAAATCACTTTCTGCACTTGAAGCTGCTCGCGAAGTGCCGGATATCAAAGAGGCGTTCACCGCGTTGATGCGTTCGGACAAATTCGCGTATGTTTTATCAAATTGCTTTACTGTCTTATCAAATTGATCCAAGTCTCTCGCAGGGCCGCGCATCAAACCCGCGATACCCGCACCAACCGCTGCAACGGCGAGGCCGATGGCCACCCACTTAGACGCTAGCGCCGTTAGAATACGAACGAAACCAACAGCAGCAAACGCGGTAAGAGCCCCCGCCACCAAATCGAGGTTATTGGCTAGAGTTACAAGCGACTTAGCAAGGACTTCAACCGCGCCAGATTCACGGGCGGTTTCAATCAACTTGCGGATTTGGTCAGTAGTAGAAATCAATGCTTCATCAAAACCCGCTTCCTTGAAAAGCATATTGGTTTTGGTCAATTCGGTCGTGAGCCTGCCGAACGCAGAACCAACAGACTGTGACGTGCGGTTGAGGGTTTCCGCGCCACCAGACATGGCGTAGATTTGCCGAACAAATTCTACTGCGTAGCGCTTTGTATCAATCGTGCCTTCTTCAAACCGCTTATTCAAATCCGATTGCTTGCCGTCAACCTTTGTAACCGCGCGCTCAAGTGCTGCCATCGCAACAGGCAGGCGGTCGCCCATCTGATTTCGCACTTCTTCAGCCATGAACTTGCCCTTGGACATGGATTGTTCCAAGGCCCGAATGACGCCCATTGTCTCAGCAGAAGAAAGTCCGAAGTTACGAGAGGCAGCTACCAACTCAGAGAAGACTTCTCGTGTCTCTGCGCCTTGGAAGCCAGCACCTTTCATAGCCAGAGATAGGCGCGCAAAAGAGTTGCCTACATCGCCAACAGCAAAGCCAACTCGGTTTGCTTCTTCAAAAAGGAAATTAAGATTACGTTGAAAACCCAGAGAGCCTTCTGAAACGGTTTTTAACGTGTTAACAAACTTATCAATTTCTAGGCCCGCTTGAATGATCTCACGCAATGCAAGAGTGCCTGAAAGCGCGCTCAGTGCCGCCGAGGTATTGAACGCTACGCGACTAAAGCCGCCCAACGAGGCGTTAGCCGCGCCAAAAGCTGCCGAGAAGACGCGGGCGTTGTCGCTCACACGCGTGAGAAGGCCGCCAGTTTTAGCAATTTCGTTGCTCAAAGCCTGCATTGAACGGTTGAATTTACCCGAAGCTGTCTCAGCTTGGAGGCTGCCCGTCCCGTATTGTTTTAGGGTTGAAGCGTATTGGTTCAGCGCCCGTTGCGCACTATCGTCAATGCGGAACGCTTGTTCTAACGGAGTCTGCCTGCTAGCGCGCAGAGATATACCAGACACACGGGTTTGTGCCTGTTGTAAGACCCGTTCAAGAGCACGCGTATCTTTGATTTCTTGTTGCCGCGCCTTTTCAGCGGCTTTAGTTGCGGCGTCTTGCTCTCTTTCGCTTTTCCGTCTTTCTGCATTGCGCTGATTCTCAAGTTTAATAACAGAGTCAATACCCGTCTTAGTCTGCTCAATCGCTTGATTGTAGCGGCGGGTCGCACGGTCCATCTGAATTGTGGTTGCATTGACGTTGCCCGCCACGCGGTTATACTGCTCAAAAGCACGATTAACGCGGTTCATAGTGTCCGCGCGCATACCTTCTGACAAAGCATATTTGTTGACTAGCCGGGTAATCTGCTCATACTTCTTGGCGCCGTCTTCTAGGCGCTTCTCCATTTTCGCCAATGCGCGCTCAGACTTCTTAGCCCCTTCCTCAGCCCCTCCCGCTCCCCTACCTAGTCCTGGAGCCTTACCACCAATACCTTTTAGAGACTCTTCTACCTTAGCCGCAACCGCCGCAAGTTTATCCAACGCCTGAACTGCGGCGCTGACCGACTTGGTATCAACTTTGACTGTAAGATTAGCAACTGAATCCGACAACCCTACCCCCGTCTAGTCGATCTCTTTGGCGCAGGCATTTGTTCAGATTTCTTTGACGCATCTTTAGCGGCCCTTGCTGCTTTGGCGAGGTCGGCTTGGGCTTCGAGAAATGCGGTGTCAATTACTTTTATAGCGCGTATCTCATGCGGAAGCAATACGCGGCCGGATAGGCGGATATAGGCTTCTATTTCTAAATAAGTGATCGGGTTTGACGAGAACCCATTTGACCCACGGGTTGATTGCAGGTCAACAAAACTCCCCCACGCAAAAGTAAATTCTTCTGGCATGGGGGGTAGGTCTAGCCGCGCCTCAATCTCAAGTTTCTGCTGCTTTGAGGCGCTGTCTGTTCTGCGGCTAACCGCAGATAGGGCGCGAGTGAGGCTATCCGCCTCACTCGACCCGTCTTCTTTCTTCAGGTTAAGCGCGAAGTAGCGTTCCGCGTGTTCCTTGAGAAAGGATAAGCTATCCTCAAAGAAACGTGGCGCGGTCGTCAAGCGCCTCGCTAACCTGCTCCTTGATCCACGAGAAGCGAAGGTCTGTGTAGATCGTGCGCGCAGTCGTATCGTTCAGCGGCGCGTTCAGCGGAGAGCCGTCAAGGCCTACCAGATACCAGTCCTTGGTGGCAGCAACCAGCGCCTCAGCACGCTCCGCCTCAAGCTCATCAGCGGTCATGGTGACGCGCCCACGCATCTTCAGGCGCTTGTTGAGCGCGGCCTTCTGCACCTTCTGCACTTCGGGGCTGTCAAGGCTGACCACGGAAATGAAGGCTTCCTTACCTGCCGCATCGCGCAGCGGTTGGCGCGTCTTTGGGTGTAGGATGGTGATAGGGACGGCGTTGGAAACATCGACGGCGAGGGCGTCTAGTGACATGAGAAGCGAGACCTCCTGGGTCTTTTCAAAGTGGGACCGAAAGTGTTTTGGCAAAGGAACATCGCCAAGTCAAGCGTAAACGTATTTTAAGTTGTAAGGGCTCGCAATTCACTGTCAGAGTAAAAGTAATTTGAGAGCGTAGCTGAGCGCGCCCAGCCGATAACGTAGTTACCTCCTCCCCAAGGTGAGCTTAAAACAGATACGTTTGTCATAGCCGCATAGCCTGCGCGTGCAAACGTAGATGCGGTAAGGGCTGCTCCGTTTATTGAATATCGAGCGCCAGCATAATTGATTGAAGCGCCTACTTTATTGGCGGTGAAGGCGGCGCGGAATTGAGCGGTCAGACTAACGCCGTTATCTCCTACCCCGTTTATGAGATATGTGAAATTTTCAGTAAAGTATGAGGTATTGCTAAAAGAGCCACCTGATGTCCCAGCATACACTATGCCACTACCTTGCGAGTTGCTTGCGGACAAAAATTCAACTGAATACGCATACCCGTTAGGAGATTGGAACCAAGGTGCATTTGCACTTAGACTATAAGTTAAGCGGTCAGCAGCGCGAGTGACTGTTGCTCCTGAAGTCTTGATCGGGCTGGTAATCGTATTGCCTAGTTCTAGTTGTGGTAGGCCAAAACGCAACGTAAAGTCCCATGCTGTTGCCGATGGTGTTATGAGAAAACGCATTTGCTCGTAGGTAGTGCCCGCGTTTACATTTGTTCTTGTTACCTGGATTCGCTGAGTTCTAAGAGTAGCGCCGGTCACAGTGCTTCTTATGTCCGTTGTGGTTTGTGACACGCCGGGAAATTCATAAATTCTTGGGCCTGTCCCGCCTAATCCTGTAAAAGAACCAGCGACCAATTTTAGAAAAACGGTGCCTACCCAGACTTGCCCGTTTGCCGCAGAAGCGTGCGTTCCTCCATCGAGAACCAATTCAAACGCAGCCTCCCCGCCATTTCCTGCCCATCTTATATCAATATATTCGATACCATCCTCGGTGCCTGCCCCGACGATCTGCCGTGTTACGCTTGTTTGAGTGCCCCCGCTCCAAGTCGTAGGTAGCGTTCCCGGCGTTCCTGCTACCGTAGCACTAGCGATGCTGTTGCGAACCCAATTTGTGCGAGAGGGTTCTAACGCCAAGCCTCGCAACGCCAAACCATTCGGGTTGTAGTCAACCCGCGCAACATCCGCACTCGCAACAGTCAAAACACCTGAACTATTGAAATACGTAGCGTTGCTGGCGCGGCTGTAGGTCCATCCTGAAGGCACGCCAGTTAGAAAACTAAAAGTCTGCGTCCTAGGGACTAAGTTGCTTGCTTGGATATAAATAGGCGCTGTGCCCTGTTGCGGATTTGCCGCAAGTGGTGTCAACGCCACAAAGGGGAGTGAGACAGTAACCCCGCTATCCGAAGTAGTATCTATGCTGCCGCCAGAGTATTTTAGGCGTGGGATGACGATGCTTATGAATTTTGTATCCGCGTCTAGGGCCTGTGTATTCTGCAATTGCAGTATAAGTTTGGATTCTGTCTCTTGGATAAACTTATCGAAAGCGGATGAACTTGAAAAAAGAACGCTAATCTGCCCCGTTACTTCTACAAAACGTCCGAAGAAGATATTAGATACAGTTTCGGAGCCCACCGTCTGCGGCGCCAACATGCTGTTGTTGATCGAAATTTCAGCCGCAGTAACCACGCCAAGGACATTGCTGCCTTCAAAGAGCGTGCCATTTATAGCTGTGTATGGCGTTGTTTGTGCGGCGTCCGCATATGTAGAGGCAGTGCTTGTAGAGGAGAAAGAAGAAGCATCCCGGCCTATAAGATTGAAGGAAAGAGTAGCGAGGCCGGAAGCAGGCACAGAGAACGTGACCTGATTAACTCGGATACCCTTGAACTGCTGGTAGAGATTGAGGTCTGAGAGCCAACGTTCAACAGTAAAAGAACGATACGTGCCCTCAAGCGATGCTTTGCGCCCTACCTCATACACACGATTGACGGCGACACTTGAAGAAGTAGAGGTAAGAGTCCCCGGCTCTACTTGGATTGTCGATGCGGAAACGCTAACTGCGGTAAGATATACACCCGTTATACCAGCCACAGGCCCATTTGGAGAAGTAAGGTAGAAAACTTCGCCATCCCTGAAGCCGTTTGAAATCAGGTCATAGCCTGCGGTTAGGCAGGTGATGCGGCTGTTCGCTGCATCAACACTCGCCGTAAACGCACTCGCGATAGGTGCCGCCGTCGCCCACGTTCCGCCTATGGCTGCTTCAAGCAGATCATCCCAAGACTGTTCTGAAACCTCGCCTACAATGTCCCCCGCTACACTCCTATATCCGTGGAATAGATTTTGTCGCACTCGGGACGAGAGCCTAGCGTCAGGTTGCCTAGTTTCTTTTTGTAGGTTGACGTTGAGATTTACGTCACGGATACGCTTAAACGGTTGGCCTACAGGCGTAGAGCCAAAGACGCTTTCCGCGACATAAGTATATTCGGCAAGCGAGCCTGCTGCGATACTACCGCTCATCGCCTCGCTTTTTCACCCCATCACTAAATATGTTAAAACCAAAGCCTGCGTGGATTTTGCGGGAAGACTTCCGAAGCCGCAAACGCAGAGTTCATATCGTTCTTCCAAGCCATGTTAACATGGTATCCTGGCAGAACAACAGGAAGGTCATCCTCACTCTCTTGGTCAACCAGAGTGCCGATGTCGTCAATAGCGTCGCCTTCACTCGGGCACGGGACGCCTTCATGGAATTGAAAACCTGCGTCAAGGCAGGCCTGTAGAAAACCGTCTCTATCGTCAAAGCGATGGAAGGAGTATGAATACCCGCTCATATTTTATTTTTCAAATCAAAGAGAGGCCTTGTCAACGGCAAAAGATTGCTCTTTTGCCGTTGACGAGGGCCTTATTACGCGTTACCGCGCTGGATCGAGAGCGAAGACGTGCCTTGCGTGACGTTGGCTGCAAGGGGCTTCAGCGCCACGAAAGGCATGGTCACGGTGATGCCCGTGTCGGGGCTATCGTCCACGTCACCGCCGCTGTACTTGATACGGGGTAGAACGAGGGTTACAAACTCAGTCGTGCTGTCGAGCGAATCCTTATTCTGAAGCCGCAGAATAAGTGTCGATTCCGTCTCGTTCACGAACTTGTTGTGCATGTCAGCATTGGTGAACAAAATGGTAATCGTGCCGCTCACATCGGCAAATCGACCAAAAAGAAGGTCAGGCGTCACGTTGGCGCCAACTACCTGAGGCCCTGCCATGTTGTTGTTGACAGTCAACTCGGCAGCGGTGACAAGGCCAAGAACAGCGCCGCCTTCATACAACTCGCCGTTGACAGCAGCAAAGGGGGTGGTCTGCGGTGCAGCGGTGTAGGTAGAAGCCACAGAAGATGCAGAGAACCCTGTGCCGTTCTGTCCGATAACACCGAACGTCACGCTTACTAGGCCAGAAGCCGGGATGGAAATGGTCATCTGGTTCAAACGGACGCCACGGAACTGCTGGTATAGGCTGCGGTCTGTCAACCAACGCTCGATGGTGAAAGAGCGATAGGTAGTGCCGATGGCAACCTTGCGGCCTGCAACTGCAATAACAGCGGAAGCGGTAGCCGTGGTCCCGATAGTGCCGGGCTCAACCTCAATGGTGGACACGCCGACGCTCAGTGCGGTGAAGAAGCGATCAGTCAAACCCGCCACTGCGGGGGTTGCGGTGATTGCGAAAACGTCGCCAACGCGAACCCCAAGCGTCGGGAAGTTGGCTGAGCCTACCGTAATGCGATTGGTGGCCGAGTTGGAAGCAACGCTGGTGAAAGGAGCCGAAGCGCCGGTTGCCCAAGTGCCGCCCATGATGGCTTCAATAAAGTCATCCCAAGACTGCTGAGAAAGCTCACCAACAATGTCACCAGTGACAGAGCGATAGCCGTGGCGCACATCTTGGCGCATACGGTCAGAGCGACGCTCCTCCGACTGATAGGCTTCCTTCTGAAGATTGACCGAGAAACTTACGTCGCGAACGCGCTGAAAAGCCGAACTGACCGGGGTTGTGCCGAAAGTGACTTCAGCAACATAGCCAATTTCGGTAAGTGAGCCCGCTGCAATTGAACCGCTCATGTTGTTCTCCTGAGAACTTAGGGCGGCAAAAATGCGTTGCCGCTAAAAAATATATACCTTTCCACGTATAATTGAATGGCTCCTAGCAAGTCAATGCGTTGTTAAGTCGGGACGTAAGCAAACCAAGGAACAGTCAGTCGGATACGCCAGAACGGGCCTTCTCGGTCATTTGAGGCCATACTCGGCGTGGCTTCAATGTTGACTGAAATAGAGTCGCTTGTCACAGCTAGACCCCGATAGAAGTGCTGCCTAATCCTCTCCGCCAAGTCAGAAGCGGGGTTGGGGCCTTGATCTTGCGGCGCGTAAACGTCAACCTGATAGACGCCACTCTCGAAATCCATAGCGCTCTTATGGTTGGCGGCGGGGCGCGTTGGCGCAGGTAAGAAGTTCACCCGCAAATGGATTTCCGTGGTCTTGGGCGTAAAAGACACATTCTCCCACGCCACACTAGGAAGCGAAGAAAGGCTGTTGAGACGCGCGTTTAGGGCATTGCGGATTGACTTCAAACTCATCGAACTGTCCTAGCCGCGCGGGCCGCATTGGAGACGAGAGAGGGCCACGCCTTGGCATTGACGCGCATCATGCCATAAGGCGCTTGGAAAGAAAATCCGGAGGGGAGCGTCTTGTTTCGGAAATCATCTGGTATTTCATACCTACCAAATTCCAATGTGCCGATATAACCCACCGTGTTGACGAGGTAGAGCGTCGTGTGGACACGCGGAGAATATAAGGCATATGTGCCCGCAGCGTTACGAGAAGTCGCATCTCCCGTGGGGTCTAGCGGCGTATTATTTGAACTAAGATTAGTGTCAAACCCTGCAATCCAACCGCCGCGTGCCCGGCCTACGCTGCTGGGGTCGTGCAGCCAAGACTTACCCTTAGGGCCATACTCTAGGTCAATCGGCGTGGCTTTGATGATATTTGTCGCAAGTTTAGTCGCGGCGCCGGAAACCGTTCGAGCAAGTCGGCGTTCCGTCCTTTGGGCGAACTTAGCGACTTGCTCTGCGAACATTATTTTTGAGCCAAAAGCCGATACATCACAACCGTGCCACTCTCAGGTATGGCCTGCACCCTTGTGATTTTATAAGGCTCGGTAGTTGATACCGGGGAGCCGATTGTCATTCCTGGCTTTGGTGCAAACGCCGCCCCGCTTGCAGTCAAATAGATTTCAACCTCTGAGGTTTCAGCAAACTCGGGGTCATCAAAACGACTATCACGCGAAAAAGATTTTCCGCGTAAATCTTGTGTGGCCGTGCTTGCCGTGACTGACCCTGTTGACGGGGTGAAAACCTGATCGCTCCGTTTCGTGACTCGGAAAACGTCGCCATATTTCTGAAGTAGGCGAAGACCAGTTCCGTCGCGAAGCCGTTCGAAGATACTAGCGCTCATGTCCTGACGATCTGTGGGAAACCGAGGGGTTGGCAAATAGGCTTTAGGATGAACTCGATATCCCGAAACAGAGTCACAGACCTTGCCCTAGAATCATACTTCACACGGATAGGCCCGATCTGTTCTTCAAGAACGGAATCATTTCGCGTCAGGTCAGGAATGAGATTTTCTCCATCACGGGACCGTAGTGCTAAAGCGCATACTGCATCTTTTAATTCTTTTGGAAGTTCACTTTCATCAACTGTCCATCCGTCCCGGCGAACAGCATAAGCGCGGGGCCAAGAAAGGGCCTGATTTTCCGTTTTCTTGAGCCCGATCCAGCGCTCATAATACGCGCCTTCGATATACCGCATAGCCTTCATGATATCAGCGTCCGCCGATACCGGGGGAGCGAGGCCATAGAGACGTGCGTACGCTGCAACGTCCGCGCCAAGAACGTAGGTCTGTGAATTGGTTTTACCCGAACCATCTTCAAGAATAAGAGCCATGACTTCCACCCCATCCGAAGGTTCGGGTTATATCAATTTCCACCAGACTTTACAAAGGCATCTCGTTCGGCAAGCCAGATAGCATCTGCTTCAGGTGAAATGGTGTTGCCCATCCAAGGGCCGCCTAGCGTATAGTGCGCAATCTTCGCAGTTTGGATATCATACCCAGGCTCACCAATAAGGGCATTCCACTCTCGTGGTAGCGCGCCAATATGCTTGTCAGGGTTTTTGATCCAGTCAAACCTATGTAAATCTCGCCCAGGCACAGAATTGATATGGGCAAGGTTCAAGCAATCATTCGCAAAATGATTGCAGTTGAAGGCCATGACTGAGGACCAATTTTTGAAACTATAGTGCGTCTGAATCTGTCCGTCCATCTTTAGCATAGTGGATGGGTTATACTCGTGCTTGACGCACATCACTGCATACTTGCTTTCTAGCAAGTCAAACAATTTCGCAATGTCCTCCAAGAACAGAACATCGCAATCGACAAAGATGGCCCATCCGGCATAGCCATATTTTGCCCTGTGCAGGATGGGAGTCAAAAACCGGCTGATCGCGAACTCTGTAGACTGCGGGGCTTCTGAGATCACGTCCCACAGTTTGCCCTCTCGCGTTTCAGTCTGTCGCCAGATCATCCCTTGATCGCGCAAGTCATCAATTTTGAGAGGGACAACGCTAACGGGCACAGAGGCCCGCCGCTTCAAACTGAACTCTGCGACCTTATACGCTTCGACTTCTCGGCTGTCGTAGCCCATATAAACGGTCGGCACCATTAGTCCCACCCAAGAATAAAATCGTCAACGACGCGCTGCTTAACTGTGGCGCCCCAAGACAAAAGCAGATCGAGTGCCGCGTACTGCTTCCACTCGAAGATATCCCACGGCTTTTGCTCGATACAAATAATAGGCTTGCATCGCCGGATTGTGCCCTCAGCGCCAAGAACGATGGGATATTCATACCCCTCAACGTCCATCTTGATCGCACTTACAAAAGGGTGGTTCTCCGCATCGAGCGTAGTTAAGGGCACCGTGTAGTTGATCGAAGATGCCTCTCGCTTTGCGGCATCTTGCGAAGCGACATGGGTGCCCGCCGTAACGTCGGGGCGATACTCCATGACTACCTCGCCAATCGTATTACCTAGAGCAACCCGCCGCAGTTCGACGTTCGACGTGGGCTTCTCTGGATGCTCGATGGTATTGAGCATGAAGCACCGTTGGTTGATCTCGATAGGCTCGTAGGCCACAACACGGTCAAAAGCACGGGCGAAGTGCATAGACCACATGCCAACATTCCCACCTACGTCCAGCACTAGGCTGCGTCGGTTTGAAGGCGTGTGGTTGAGCATAGCTACGAGGGTGTGAAGCTGGTAACTCCCCTCGCCCTTGCTGTTCTGCTTAGCAGCGCCTTCAAGGAAAGGCAGAAGGTGTTCCTCTGTGGCGGGGAGCCAAATCCCCGCCACCTTCTTGATATCTGTCATCAGGCTTGCACCACCACATCAGAACTGTATGAAGCGCCCGCCTGCTTGCGTGCACCCTTCAAATGATCCACATACCCACGCCAATCAGAATTGACGATGGGGTGGCTTGTATTGAACGAGAGATCGTCTCCGAGATTGACGGCGCGCACCATGCCATCCTTCACCCCACCTGCCACAAGTGTATCGAACACATGGCAATCCGTCCAAGCGGGCAAACGGAAAACTTGGTCCTCAACATAGACCTGCCAGAAGATGCGGAGCATCGCCACGACATTGGCGTTGTTGACGCGGAACATAAGGATGCCCGCTTCTGTATGGTTATTGTTGCGAGGAAAATGCCCGATGTGTGCCCAGGTCGGGAACTTATCAACCAAGAACGCATCCGTAAGGGGCGTCTTGAATACCGTGTCCCCGTCAAACCAGACCAAGACTTCAGGCTGATCCTTCAAATCCAGTGCGCTAAAGATGCGGAGGGCCGCAGCAATCGCAGCGGGCTTATGGGAAAACTTCACCGCGTCAAAACGATAGTCGTAGGTGCGCCCAAAGCGACCATGGACTACGGGGGAATTGTGCCGCGCCTTGAACTCCGTAAGGCTTGTTGCTTCCTCGTCCAGAGCGAAGAACTTCACAAGCGGAGTGTCTTCGGTATCGTGAAGAAGGGCCGTATCACTGAAAACCCAAAGTTGAGAATCGGCTAGTGGATTGGCGAGGTATGATTCAATCATATTCCTGCCATACGCCTCGTAGCCCTCTTGGCTAAAGGACGTAATCGCTAGATACTTCATAGTGCGCCTCTGATTTTAGATCGGTTCGTCGGACTGCGGTGCGGGGACAGGATAGACTTCAGGCTCTGGCTCAGGCTCTGGCTCGGGCTTGGGCTTCGCCTTCGACTTTGGCATTGCCTTGACGCTGGACCGCACTTGCCCCACAAGGTCGCGCAAAGCCATGTGCCGGGCGGCTTCCTCGCACAGCGTATTCAACGCCGTAGCGTCAACAATTACTCGATTGCTCATAGAACCTCATCACTGATTGACTTCGGCTTTCGACCGGGTTTGCCCTTGACCTTCACCACTTGGCTGCCGCCAATGACGGGCACTTCGCGCGTTTCAATTTCGGCTTCCTCCGGTGCCTCTACGGGGTCAGAGATAGCGGTTGTGAACTCGCTCTCTTTGGGGTCGTAGGTTGTGATCGTAAGGCCCGAACGTGCTTCGAAGGCACGTTGCGGGTCGGCGTATGCGGGCGAGTTGGGGTTGTGCTTGCGATCTTCTTCGATACGCTCTTGCTGCCGTTCCAGCGCCACCATAGCATCCGGGGCTGAACCTCCGCGCATGGAGACAAGTTGCCATCCTGACCAAGCACTGAGGTTATCAGCATACTTGGTCTGATTGACAATCTTTGTTCGACCTGTCGCCTTATGGCGTAACTTCACTGTCGGCAGTTGCATGTCACCCTCTATCCATAAATCTTCTTGTCGATAGGCTTGGGAATCCAAACCTGCATCACAACCCGCTTCGGTTCATGACGGTGCATCATGTAGATGCGATTGGCCACAGCCATGTCGTATGCCTGTCCGACCGTCATAGGGGCCATCGGATATGTTTTCCATAGGAGCGGGCGCACTTCACGGTTACGCTCACCAATGTCGATCCAAGTGTTGAAAGCCAAGGTCATGTGCCATACTCTCCGATAACAGATGCGCTTGTAGACTGCTTGAGTCTGCATTTATCGCAGATGCGATTATGCGCGCCATCACTATCAAAGACTTGCGAACACGACAAGCATTTTTTTGGGATTTTTGGTTTAATTTCTAAAGAAAAAGCGTCCATTTCCCATTTTATTTGGACATGCGTCACGTCCCTGCCAAGCGCCTGAGCGATTTCAGGGATCGTGAATCCCGCACGTTTCCAATCACGCGCTTGGCGTAAATCCCACTCCGTCCAATAGCCTATGTCGGGGGGTGGCTTATTATGCCGCGCCATGATCTCCGCAGCGCCAATAAAAAAACTTAATCTGCATCAAACCGTTCAGAGGAAAAGTCCAGAGGAGGACGCACATAGAGGATAGCGTCGCTTCTATGCTCGCTTTGCTTTTTCATGTCAATATCAAAATCACTCTCGCTGTCAAAAGCCTCAACCCATGCTTGGCAAAGTCGGCTGCGAACAATATCCTTACTGTTGAAGCGGCAGACCTCAGCGCCAATCTGGTATCGCTTCGCCAAAGCAACTACGTAGGTTAGGCCAGAGTCGCGGATATCGCTCTGCTGGGGATCGCCCGAGATGATAACCTTGCAATCGCCAAGGCGGGTGACAAAAAGGCGCAACTGCTCCTTGGTGCAGTTCTGCGCTTCGTCAAGCAGGACGATAGCGCCGCCGTCGAAAGTGCGGCCTCGCATGAATTGGAAAGGCGCGAACTCAATGGTCCCCTTACGAAGCCATTCTTGTGCGCGCACTTTGCCAACGAGCTTTTCAATCACGTCTATAATAGGGATCGCCCATGGCGTGAACTTCATATTGAGGTCGCCAGGAAGGAAACCAATATTCTCGCTGCGGTCAGAAGAAATCATGGGTCGAGCGACGATGAACTTCCTGCATCGTTCTGCCAGTATCTCTTGCACGGCGTAATGTGTAGCGAGGTAGGTCTTGCCTGCGCCTGCGGGGCCTAACGCAAATACTTGCTGGTATTTCTGAATTGCTGAGAGATACTTGGATTGGGCAGGGTTTTTTGGAGAAAGAGGAGCAAGACTAAACTCAGGCGCTTGGGTTTTGGGGGTCTTTGTGGCTTTGCGGGTCTGGCGCTTCTGAGATTTGGTCAGACGGATTGCGGCCACTGAAGTCTCCTATGCAGGTTTAGCCACTAAAAAGTAGAAAGGTTGATAGCACTAAGCAATGCCTTGACTTACCTTTCTCGCTTAAACGAATATCCTCGGCCTTAAAAAAAATGCCGCCACTTTTTTGTGGCGGCACATTTTTCAATACATACCGAGCGCCTTTAGGTAGGCGTCTCGAATTGCCTCGCGCTCCTCTCGGTCGTCCCTGTCTTCCGCGCGCATCTTGATAACTTCGCGGATGACCTTGGGGTTAAAACCTGCTCCCTTAGCCTCTGCCATGATATCCTTGATAGCATCTTGGATATCCTTCTTTTCTCCATTGAGGCGTTCGATACGCTCAATGATAGAAAGAAGTCGGTCAGAGGAGACGGAGTTGTGGCCTACTTCAGACATGGGGCTTAGTCCTCGTGGTTGATGGTTGTTGCGTTGTTCGCCAACATGGCGATACGATTCTCAATAAACGCAAAAATCTTTGGCGCTCGTGTCGGCAACTCAGCTAGTCCTGTGCCAAGACCGTCCGTGGGCACCACTACCGTCTTTCCTATCATCATGAATGAGTATGCGATAGTAAGCGGAAACCGGATGGCATCCTCGACAAACTCAAAGTCTTCATCCTTAAAATAAGACGCTTTTTGCGTATCTGGTGCCCACTTTGTAGGCACCCCAAAGCAATTCGGGTGATCCCGCATAACTCTTGCCTGTCCACCGTAGCCTTGGCGCCGCATATTGTCACCAAAAAGAAAAAGCGTATTCGGGAACCTTTCAAGCACATCTCGCTTAGAGATGTGCTTCTTGAAGATAAGCGTTCCTGTCATTTTCTATACCTTTTACCAGACCAGCCTTCAGCCTTGACGGGCAGCCCTGCCGCCCAATCGGGCGTGGCGGCTACCAACGCTTCATACTCTGCCACGCTTCCGTAGCCCTCGTCAACCTCGGAAACCACTTCGTCATGAACTGTCAACAACACGGGATAGTTGTGTTCCTCAAGTCGGAACATTGACGATATCATGAGGTCGCGCGAAACGGCTTGCACGACATTCTCGGTAAAGGTGCCAGGGCTTATGGTGGCGCGTTCCCACTTGCGGGTAAGAGCGTTAACAGCGCTGATCTCGACGCCGTTCTTCATCTCGCCCCAAGGCGTCTTGACCTTGCAGACGCGGGCTTCTGGGTAGTTGAGCGCACGGCCTGACGGTAGAAGCAAGCGCAAGTTGCCATCGCGCATCCTAAACTTCATGTTCCGCAGCGTGACCACGCTGTTGGGGTTGCTGATCGCCCGCATCGCGGCGCGCTCCAAGGCATACCAAAATTTGGGGATTTGGCTGTAGGTTTCACGATACAAAGTAACGACGCGCTTGTATTCTTCTTCTTCCAAGAAAATCTGGTCCTTGGCGCAAGTCAAAGCGAACTTAGAGGCGCCCATGGCGTAGCCCAGACCCAATATACAATTATGAACAATTAAGGGTCCGCGATCCGTGTGTATCATGAACCTGTTGCGCGGCCCCGCATTTACAAGATCGTAGACGGGCTTCAAGGTCTTGGATTCTACGTTGCAGTTCCCCGACACTCCGCCTATTGTTGACGTTATCTTTACGGGAGACAAACCGCAAATTTCCGGGGAGATAGCCGAGATTGTTGTCAGCCCTATCAAGCTCAAACTCAGGGACATCCCAGTTTTCAAGACTGAGCAGATACTTGAGAAATCCCCTTCGGTCTTTGATCCAAGGCTCGTAGACACGCAAACCCCGTCCACCATAATGCGCGTATCCTGAATCGTTGGGATTGCAGCACCTGTTGATGATCGCAGATATCCGGTTAAGGAGCCGCGTCCTATGGTCATCTTCGGGGCAAATATCCGCATAACCCCAAAAATTCTTTCGCGTAGTTCCGCTTTTAGTGTTGGCGCACAGCGCGCATCGCGTGCTGGTGAAATTTCTATACGAGTTATTTGGCACGGAGTATTCTCCGGGGCTGCAATCGCACTGGACAATAAGGCCCGCGATCCCTCCCCTGACTCCAATAAAATATCCGGTGACGGTAAGTTTCCCGCTGCGGTGGCCAATGCTAGGGGTAGGGAATCTCTGTCTTGCGCCAGAAACCCGGCGTCCAACCAACTCGTCCCGCACAACACTCGATGATCCGGAGTCAACCAAATCCCGCACAAAGGCAACACGCTTCGCGTGCAATTCGACAAGACTCCCAGATGCTCTACCCATTCTTCACCGTCCCAAACTTTCATATCAAAAGTGATTTGTTCTATCGGGACAAGCCCGTGGTCCGTATATACCAGAGTCCCTTCGGCAATGCACGCCTTTCCTAGTTGCCTCTCTTTAGGATTGTCCTTTTTATTAAGAGGTTTTTTATAAACCAGGCTCGCAAAGTTGCAGTAAATGTCATCGCCGTCTGCAAACTGGTCAACAAGGTCTTGCTGCCCCGCCAACCACGCCAGAACTCGGGCTTCGATGGCCGCAAAGTCTGCCGCGTAAAGGACTTTACCTTCCGCCGCCATAACAAGGCTGCGGATCACATCAGCGGCTACGGTCTGCACTGGACCAAAGCACATCTCAATAAGGTCAATATCCCCCTTCTTAATATAAGGGATTGCGTCTTCGGGCTGTTTGAGGATTTCAGGGCGGGGTAGGTTTTGCAACTGAACGCCCTTACCCGAGAAGCGGCCTGTCGATGCCCCGTGGTAGAGCAAGTTGCCGTGGATGCGGCCTTCGCTGTCAGCCATGTTGAGGATGGCTTGCAGCTTCTTGGTAGAGGACTTGGCGCCGATCTGGCGTATCTCTAGGGCTTCGCGCACCTGTGGCGGTAGCGACGTGTCCTTGAGCGCGTTCACGATGCCTTGCTTATCGAGGCTCGTGAAATGGCAGCCTTGCATACCGAACCACTGGATCATCTTGTCACGTTGGTTGATCGTGGTGACAAGACCATTAGTGATTTTAGCGATACGCTCGTTAAGCCGCCCACCCGCCTTCTCCACCAACTCCAAGGCCATGCGCGTAGTTTCAAGGTCTACGCTTATACCTCTGTCGTTGATAGTTTGGTCAAGCAGATAGACTTGCCGCTCCGATGGAGAAAGCGGGTAAAGTTTTGTCTCGGCTAGGCGCTCCGCCTCTACGTCCGTGCGGCAATATTGATATAGTTTTTCAAGGCGCGCGAGATATTCGGCACGCTGCTTTTCGCGTGTCGCTTCTGTCTTGCCAGTGATTTCAAAGTCGTCCCACCAACGGACGTGGGCGAGATCGTCGTCATCGTCATCTATCACGCGACTTTCTGCCCCTTCCTTGGCTTCGTCATCTTCAACATGTGCCTGCTACCTTCCATGTCCTTTTGGATCGGCAGGCTAAGTGCCTCACCAAGCCCTTCTAGTGACCGTGGAAGGGCCATGGCTGCGGCCATAGCAGCCGTGCAGAACCATTGCTCCAACGCCACAGGGGCGCAGCCGTAGCGCGCTACGGCGATGTTCTTGGTAATCAGGCGTTCGAACTGCGCGTTGTGCGCAAAGATCGGAAAGCCCTGCCTGATATGCTCGTTCAGTTCCACGGGCCACGGGAAGTCTGGCGTCCATATCTGGACAGGCTCGTTATTGCGCGCAAACCCCATGCACAGAATGTCGGTGCTGGGGTGTTCGGCATAGCGATAGACGCCAACGAGTTTAAGGTTGGCGGTGGATTTGGTTTCGTAGTCGATGTGATATGTGGGTGTATCGTGCATTGGAAAAAAGAAGGGGCATTTCTGCCCCTTCTCCTTCTACCTCAGAACAAGTCCTTGGCATCGCCTTCGCTGATATTGTTACCCTCAACATCATCAAAGTCGTTGTCCGCGCTGCGTCCGCCGCCCGTGGCGATGCGCTCGCCATCGTCAATGAACTGCACGTTGTTCAGGCCGAACGACACGCCCTTGTTGCCGCTGGTGTCATAAGCGAAAGCGTTGATGCTCGCGCGCACGAAGCAGCCAGGGTAGAGACGATCTTCGTCGGTGATGACAGGGAACTTGCCTTCGACCTTCTTGCGGTCCACCACCTTGGGCTGCTTCTTGCTGCTCACGGTGATGAAGATGCAATCGTCGTCAAAGCCAGCGGTGCCTTCCTTGTCGGAACCAGGACGGAAAGGCGAACGCACATTCTTCGGCGGCTTGTCACCAAACTTGGCCTTAGCAGCAGCGCCAGCCGCCTTCTTCAAGTTCTGGAACTCCGCTGTCTCCTGCGCGGCCTTGTCGAACACAAGAACGCAGGAAAACTTCGGCGTATTGCCATTGAACCCACGAGGCTCAAACAGAGCGGGGAAAGCAAGTCGAGCCTTGGGGGTAACTACATTAGTCTCGCTCATCTGAGCGTTCTCCTTGGAGCCGGGTTAGCGTGCATTTTGCCCCTTGTGCGCGCACACCATTGCCCAGCCACGATGTTAAAGAGGGGCAAAATTATTCGTAGTTGCGAAAGCCGTCATGGTCCAACGCCAGCGTGTCATCAAACTCTCCGCCAATCTGGACCACAACTGCGGGCCGTTTGTCGGATAGCGATGCGATGGTGTTGCCTGAAGATACTGCCACAATGACCTCCGCCAGTCTATCCTTAATCGCCTTCTTCTTGCCAAGTTTTTCTTCGGCTTGAGCGGGCGAGATTAGCTTGCGCGTGAAGATGTCGTCATCTTCAAGGCCCATGCTGTTCAGGAGGTCGATGGCGTCGTCTTCGCTTTGCCACTTGCGCTGCGCCCGCTTGGCTACGAGCTTGTAGCCGGGGACAGCGCCGCCCTGCTCCAGCTTACGCTGTGCGTAAGCCTGGACAGAGTTGATCCACCCCTTAAACACATCAGCCTTGGCAAGAATCTGGCCGATCTGTTCTTCGCTCAGGCCCTCGGGCTCAGGAGGCAAAAAACCATCGTCAAACTCCGCCTGTGCCAGCGCCACAGCCTGTTCGTGCAGGCGTGGGCACTTGGGTTGGGCCAAGCAGAAGCGGCAGTGGTCGCCTGCGTTAAGGGCGGCATCAGCTTCCTGCGTCTTGTGTGCTGCGGCAAGAAGGTCGTCCGCGAACTCGATGCGGAGCGAATAGGCGTCCGTCTCGAAAGACCTGATATGCCCGTCAGCATGGCGGTAGCGGGGCTGCACGATGACCATGCGGATATGGCGCGGGAAGATGCCTTCCTGCGCCTCCAAAGCCAACATGGCGCCTAGTGCGTAGTAGGAAAGCTGTGGGGAGTTCTGCACCTTCACAGGCACGCCAGCGCCATACTTCAAGTCCATCACGGTTAGGCGCTTTTCGCGTTCATTCCAAATGACCGCATCCGCTGTGCCAAACATCGGGACAGGAGGATTAAGAGCCTCTAGCGTAAACCGTTGTTCAATGAACAGTTTGTTGCCTTCGGCTTCGGCCAACACAGCGTCAACATAGACCTGCACCGCCTCAGCCATATCTTCCGTGACTTCGAAGCCCTCGATCTCCTGCTCTAAAAAGTCAGAAGCAGGCTTGCCTTGGCGCAAGCACATCTCTGCCAACTCGTGTGCTGCGGTGCCTTCGCGTGCATATTCAGAGGAGATGTTAGGCATCCCCTCAGATAGATTGACAGAACCGGGGCAGGCTATCCACCGGGAAGCTGAACTCGCGCCCAAGGAAGCATGGGCGCGATCAGCATGGACAGGCAGGTTAGACATTGACGATAGCCCTCGTCACGGCGCGGTAGAACTTCATGCACGCCTCGCCGTCAAAGTCGGATACCTTGACCCTGCCTGTCGTATCCACAATCTCCTTACGAGTCGCGTCCGTGCCGATTTCCGAGATACGCGCGGAAAGCAACTCGCGGCAATACTTGCGTGCTTCCTCAAGATTGGCGGCGAACCAACCGTCCTCAAACATGGGGAAAGCGCGTTCTTCCACATCAAACTTGTCGCTGTGGTATGCGTCCATTTCGTCGGTGATTTCGGCAGTTAGCGTGGCTTCTTCGGTCGGCTGCGGCTCCTCAACCGCCACAGAGACTACCGTAGAAGCGTCCGTCTTGCGCGGCCTGCCACGCGGTCGCTTTTCGCCAGTAGAGGCAAGCGTCAGCGTGCTTTCAGGCTGACTTGCCACGCCCACCACAGCTTCACCAAGGCTTACGCCCCCAAGAAGGTGGATAGCGTCGTTGGAGATTTTGTAGATGCCTTCGATTGCCGTCTCGGCAATCCGTGCAATCGCTTCGTTGCGGTCCATCTTCTATCCCTTAGAGCATGATTTCGCTGATTTGCTTTGACTTACGTATGATAACGCGGGTCAAATCTTCATCAATCGAGCCCGCCAATACCACGTATCTGGCAAGCACGCTAGAACTTTTTTGGCCGATGCGATGCGCCCGCGCTGCGGCTTGGACGTTCTCGGCTGGTGTCCATGAAGGTTCCATAATCAGAACATTGTCGCTCGCCGTCAGAGTGATGGCAGAGTTGGTGGCTGTGATCTGCCCAATAAATAGGCGAACTTCGTCGTTGCTTTGGAAGTCATCAATCGCCTTCTGCCGTGCATTGCGTGCGGTATCTCCTGTAATCACGACAGGGGAGAAGGCTTTGAGCTTTTCTGCTATTTGCGAAATAACCTCGCGGTGATAGCAGAACAAGATGATCTTCTTCGCGCCATTCTCCAATTCTTCTTTGATGAAATCACTTGTCGGCTCTACCTTCGCAATCCCGACAGCGCGGCGCAAAGAAGCGAGGGCTTGCTTGTCCGCATTGCGGAGAATATCGTCTGATAATGTGCCATCTTTGTTATGATAACTCGCTGCCGCTGCGGCCAGGACAGCTTTGACTTCTGAGATGGCTTGGGTCTTCTCAAGCGCCATCACTTCCTTGAGCGCGGACTTGGGCGGCTCAAGGACAATTGTGCCCCATTGTAGGGCAGGCAACTGCGTCAGAACTTCTTCTTTTTTACGTCTGATGAAGAAACCATCAATACGTTGGCGCAACTCGCCTGTGTTTTTGTTGCCTTTAATGCGTTCGACTGTTCTCATACCGAAATGCAGTATGTCCAGAACGCAAAAGTGTTTTACGAATTGGGCATACGTCATACGTCCATCTGGCGTTTGTAGCCGCTCGGAGGCTAGTGCGCGTAAGTGCGTGTAGATTTCAGAAGCATTATTTGGCAGCGGAGTGCCAGTCAGAATCCAAGTGCGTTTGGTAGCGGCTAGGATGCCTCCTTGGCCGTTGAGCCTTTCGCCGTAGACCGCCTTTGTGCGCAGAGCCGTCCTGTTCTTGAGCGCATGGGCCTCATCAATGATAAGGAGGTCATACTCCTCTATATTAAGAATTTTAGCGCGGAGGACAGGATTGGCGAGCATATCATAGCTGACGATAACCACATCTGCTTCGAGTGGAATTTCAGACTTGATATTTTTAATCACGAAAGTTGTTCGTGGAATTATCTGCCAATTTAGCATTTCGCGCTGCCAGTTGATCCGCGCCACAGCAGGGCAGACAACAAGGATGCGCTTTAGATTGAGCGCGTCGGCAGCGCGAATGGCTTGCGCCGTCTTGCCAAGCCCCATGTCGTCAAAAAGACCGGCATTGGCTTGATCGGTCTTCTTGGCGACGAGGAAATTGACGCCTTCAATCTGGTAAGGGAGAAGGCCCGCTTGCCAATCAGGCATTGCTTAGCCCGTAGTAAGCCAAGAGCGCACTTTCTGCCCTGCCGTCATCCTTCACGCGCTTGAACAAATCTACCTTGTCGGGGAACAACGCCATCGCCTTTAGACGCGCGCCTCCCTTATCAGCAGGGATGTCCATGCGCCGCTTCCACGTTGCTGGGTGGACAAGCGTAGTGGGGATTTGAAGTGCCGCTAAGACGCCTTCAATCTGTCCGAGATTGCGCCCAAAAGAGAAAGCCCCGACAGCGCCTTCCCCCGGTCGAACGCCAACATTCTCAAGGAACGCCTTCTGCGGCGCCATCTTTTTTAGCAAGGCCACGAGTGCCGCAGGGGGCACGGTCCTGCGCTTCTTACCGTTGACGACAATTTCGACGGTCGGCATGTCCTCAATAGCGAGGACGTTGCCCTCTTGGCTGAGCAGCGCGATTGCGCCGCTCAGGCCAGGGTCAATACCAAGGATCAAAATACGTCGCCCCACTCGCCCTTGGTCGCTGCCTTACTATACTCGGTGGCGCGGTTCTCAAAGAAATTGGTATGCTCTGGCGCATTCAGCAACTCATCAAGCCAAGGTAGGGGGTTGTCCTTGACCTTGTAGACGGGCACCATACGCAACTGAAGAAGGCGCCTATCTGCGATGAAGCGGATATACTGCTTGATTTCATCCGCTGTCATGCCCTGCACGGGGCCTAGAGCAAACGCCAAGTCAATGAACGCATCTTCATGCTCTACGATAGTCTTGCAGATTTCGTAGATTTCAGCCTTGAGCGAGTCGTCAAAGAGACTTGGGTTTTCCGCGCAATAGGTGTGGAAAAGCCGGATGATATTCTCACAGTGTAGCGTCTCGTCACGGACGGACCAAGCAATGATCTGCCCCATGCCTTTCATCTTCCCGAAGCGAGGGAAGTTGAGGAGCATGGCAAAAGACGCAAAAAGCTGTAGCCCTTCAGTAAAGGCTCCAAAGGCTGCAAGCGTTTTAGCTACCTCTCGCGGATTATCCGTTGAGAAGCTGCTAAAGTAGTCATACTTGTCACGCATCTCCTTAATCTGCATGAAAGTAGTATATTCGCTTTCAGGCATACCAACCGTGTCAAGGAGATGCGAATAAGAAACTACGTGCGTCGTTTCGCTATTCGCAAACGCCGTCAACATCATAACCACTTCAGTCGGCTTGAAGATGGGCAGGTAGTTGTGGACATAGTTCTCCGCCACGGAAGCGTCAGCTTGCGTGAAGAAGCGGAAAATCTGTGTCAGCAGATTCTTTTCAGAAGGTTCTAGGCGCTTCTGCCAATCCCGCACATCGTCAGCCAAAGGCACTTCCTCGGGAAGCCAATGGATACGCTGCTGCTGAAGCCAAGCGTCATAGGCCCATGGATAGCGGAAAGGCTTGTAGCCGATAGACGCAGTGGTGAGAGACATGGCGTTCCCTTTCCAGGCTTAGTGGTTTTGCAGGACGCGCAACTTACTACCCCTTGACGGCGCTGGCAAGTGCTTTCCTATTGTGTTTGAGCGATGCCATATGGTAGGGAACAGGATAGGCCCTGCTGCTGATTTCCAAGGGACATCTGATGCCAATTACCCTTTCGCTCTACAACCATACCGTTGCGCGTTTTGCGTCGGGTGCCAACGCCGCCAGCGACACATATAAGTTTAAGCTGCTGACTGCCGCGACTTTTGACGCGGCTCATACAACTCTGGCTCAGACGGGCGGAACCCAATCTGGTTCTTCGACTGGATACCCTGCTGGTGGCGTCACACTGACTGGTGTTTCCATCGTGGTGGTTGCCCTCAATGCGGCTCGCTTTGATGCTGATGATATCGGTTTGACTGCGACGGGCGGTTCAATTACTGCCAGTTATGGTATCCTCTATAACGATACTGATACAGACGATCCTCCGGTTGCATTTGTGGATTTTGGTGGATCGCAGGTAGCCACCAACGGCAGCCCCTTCAACGTGGTCTGGAATGGCTCGGGTATCGTCACTTGGGTCACGGATGATACTCCTCTCTATACGCTTCCTGCTGCAACCGCCAATAACCTCGGTGGCGTGCGCGGTGGCGCCAACCTAACCCTCAGCCAAGACGGCGTTCTTAGCCTTAGCAGCACCAACGTCATTTCCGCCCTCGGCCTGACGCCAGTTAATTCGGCAGGGGCCGCTGCTGCGGCTCCGGTGCAATCCGTGGCTGGTCGAACTGATGCGGTGGTGTTGGGCGCGGGGGATATTATTTCCGGAACCTTTGACGCCGCGCGTCTGCCTTTAGCCACAGGTAGCACGGCGGGGGCAGTCATTGGCGGTTCAAACCTAAGTCTCGCTGGCAATGGCACGCTTAGCCTTAGCAGCACCAATGTCATCAACGCACTTGGCCTAACGCCTGTCGATTCGGCAGGGGCCGCTGCGGCTGCTGCTGCTGCGCTCAATTCATCCCTGCGCCTCTACGTGACGACCACAGGTAGCGACAGCAATGCGGGCACATCCCCTGCGTTGCCCAAGCGCACTATCAAGGCTGCCGTGGAATCCGCTGCTGCGGGCACAACGGTTTTTGTTGAATCAGGAAACTACGTAGAACAGAACCCAATCAATTTCCCTGCGCGTGTCTCCCTTGTTGGGGATAATCTGCGTCGCGTGGATGTCCGCCCAACCAACCCTACTCTTGATATTTATCATTTGCGGTCGGGTTGCTATGTCTACGGCGTTACATTTCGCGACCATGCCGCGCCCGCATACGCTTGCGCCTTCCCATGCGCCACGGCACGCGCAACGGTTAATGGCAGCGGCGTCATCACGGGCCTGACACTGCTTTACAGCCCGTCTGGATACTCGTCTGCCCCTGAGGTATGGATTGAGCCTCCGTTCAACGGGGGCACGCAGGCGACCGCGACAGCAAATATGTCGGGTGGCCTGATTACAAGTTTCACGATAGTGGAAGGCGGCTCTGGATATGATGCGGCTGATCGCCCTTGTGTCTCGATTAAGGACCCATCTCCGCCTTCCATCACAAGTTCGCCTTATATACAGAACTGCTCGTCCATCACAGGGCCGTTTGACACGACAGGCGTGGCCTTTGCCTCCAACCTAATCGTGCCGCCATACGATGAAAATAACGTAGCGGGCACAGGGCGTATTGTTGATCCTCGGGGTGCCGGTGGCGGCATCCGTGTGGATGGGCAGGTGGTGGCGAGCGGTAGTCCGCTAACCAGTTTCGTGGCTGATGCCTTTACTCAGATTAACCAAGGTGGCCCTGGCCATCTAGTTCTAAATAAGGGCTACGCGCAGTTCGTTTCTTGCTTCACCACATTCTCGCATACGGGTTACGAAGCACGCGCAGGTGGTTTCGCCAACGTCTCAAATAGCGTGCTTGACTTTGGCACTTACGGTTTGCGTGCGCGGGGCTACTACCCTGTGGCACAGGTAAGCGGCACGGCGGACGCCAATCTTCGCAGCACGGTTGCTGGCTTCACGGTTACGAATGGCGGTAGCAACTACACCAGCCCACCCACGGTTGCAGTTTCTGGCAACGCTACGGCAGTCGCAGTTATTGAAAATGGCGCCGTGGTCGCTGTGAACGTCACGTTCGCTGGTAGCGGCTATACGAGTGCGCCTAGCGTCTCGTTCTCGGGCGGCAACGGTTCAGATGCCGCGGCTTCGGCACAGTTGGCGAGTTCTGGCAGCATTACGGTCGCGGGGCTTTCACGTCGCCCCGATGTAGGCACTACGGTTGCCAAGATCGGTGGTAATTTCTATTCAATTACAGGTGCATCGCCGCTTGTTGGCGGTAAAAGCACGCTATCCGTCTACCCAGGTATCCCGGCTGTTGACGCGGGTAACGCCGTTGACGTTTATGACGTTTCATTGATTACATCTGGCTCCCTTGTCACGGAATATGTGGGGAGTGGTGTCACTTACAACGCACTTCCCAAATTTGGCGGCATCCCAAACCCAACCAATGCTGTCTCAACCACGGCACCTGGGCGCATCTACTATGCGATGCTGACGGAGACGGGCAATTTCTCTATTGGTCCGTTCTTCTCCGTGGAGCAGTCTACGGGCACGGTGACAATTAATAGCGATCAATTCAATTTGGGTGGCCTTTCAGCTATTGGGCCTTTCAAGCGCAATGGTGTCGCCGTTGGCGTGCAGTTGCAAGAAGTGTCAAACAACGCCACGCTTCTTGCTAGCACGGGCCAGAACGACGGTAATACGGCGCCGACGCAGTTCGCCGTCAAGACTTATGTGGATGGCCGCACGCTTGATAATCTGGCTGACGTGGTGGCAACGAGCCCCACGAGTGGTCAGGTGTTGGCGTGGAGCAACGCCAATCAGCGATGGGAGCCTAAGAGCCTTGCCGTAGCGGATGTATCTGGCGCGGTGCCTGATACGCGCAGCGTCTCCACGGGGACAGGCTTGAGCGGTGGTGGCGCTCTCTCCGCTGACCGCACTCTAGCCCTTGCTAATACCGCCGTTACGGCGGGTGCTTATGGCACTGCATCTGGGGTCGCGACGTTCACTGTTGACGCGCAGGGCCGCTTGACCAACGCTTCTACTGTGGCCATCACCCCTGCGGGGATCGGTGCTGTGCCTGATACGCGCAGCGTCTCCACCGGGACGGGCTTGAGCGGTGGCGGCGCTCTGTCCGCTGACCGCACTCTAGCACTCGCTGATACCGCCGTTACGGCGGGGGCTTATGGCACCGCGTCTGGGGTGGCGACGTTCACTGTTGACGCGCAGGGCCGTTTGACCAACGCTTCTACCGTGAGCATCACCCCTGCGGGGATCGGCGCTGTGCCTGATACGCGCAGCGTCTCTGCCGGGACAGGCTTGAGCGGTGGTGGCGCTCTCTCCGCTGACCGCACTCTAGCACTCGCTGATACCGCCGTTACGGCGGGGGCTTATGGCACTGCATCTGGGGTCGCGACGTTCACTGTTGACGCGCAGGGCCGTT